AATCAAACTATAAGCGGAGTCAAAACTTTTGCTTCTCGTCCTACAGTAAATGGCACAGGATTTTTATTAAGTGGAGATCCAATAGTAGTTACAGTTGTTGCTACTGGAGATAATATCGTTTACACAACTGGAAATCAAATTATCTCTGGCAACAAAACCTTCCTTAATAACGTAAATATTTCTGGCACTGGAAACTTCAACAACGTCAAAGTCTCAAGTATTGATAAACTATTCCTGTCTGGAATAGATATGGTGGTAACTGGTAATTCTTCGATTAATGTATACAATGATATTTATATAAGCGGAAATCGTGTGCTAACTGGTACTGGAGGCGCTGGAATATCTCTTGTATCTCCTCCACTTACCCCAACTAGCGCTGGAATATCTGGTCAAATAGCATTAGATCAAAATTACTCATATTTTTGCACATCTGATAATAATTGGCGTAGATCAGCAATTGGTTCTTGGTGATATTATTTATAAATAAAACATAATTTATAGATAATTTATATATAGATTAATATAATATAGCAAGTTGAAAACAATAATTTTCTTTCTTCAAGGTGGCATAGGCAAACATATTGCAGCAACAGCCGTAGCAGAAAATATAAGTAAAAATTATCCAGATAGAAAGTTAATAATAATATGCCCCTTTCCAGAAGTATTTCTTAATAATCCATTTGTTTATAGAATATATAAATCAAACAGCGCGCAGTATTTTTATGAAGATTTTATTAAAAATAAAGACGTTATATTTTTAGGAAATGAAGTATATCAAAGTAATGAGTATGTAGTAGAAAATAAACATTTAATAGAATCATGGTGCAATATGTTTGGACTAAAATATACTGGAGAAAATCCTAGATTATTTTTAAATTATCCAGAATTAATAGATACTTCAACAAAATACAATAGAAATAAAAAATCTATAATTATTCAAACTAATGGAGGAGGAACTGAATGGCCAAAATATAATTGGTCAAGAGATCTTCCAGACTTTTTAGTTGAAGATTTAATTCATTCATTAAAAGATCAATATCATATATTTCATATTGCTCGAAAAGATCAAATTGGTTATAAAAATACTGAAAAAGTTGATACTCACATTAGAGAACTTTTTTGCTTGCTTGCTTTAAGTGAAAAAAGATTATTAATAGACTCTTTTGCTCAACACGCATCAGCAGCTTTAATGCTTCCTTCTGCGGTATGCTGGATTGGCACTTCACCAGATAAATTAGGCTATAATATACATAAAAATATCATAGCTAAAGATCAATCTAAGATATTTACTCATACGATTGATGGAATAATGATGGAAAAAGAATTCGCTGGATTACCCCATCAATGTAATTATAATATAAAACAAGCTTTTGATAAAGAAGAAATACTCTCAACTTTAGTTTAAATTAACGAATTGTATCCCAATATTATAGTGTAATTTAGTGTATGACTAATTACATAGCTTCTATTGCTCAAGAAATATTTGAAGAATTGGGAGAACCTTCTGATTTTAGTATATCTGCTATTGCTGCATGGTTAAGAAGAAATATTGGAGGTTTAAACAATTTTTTAAATGAATCTTTCTCAATTAATGACCAAGGTTTAGAAATTTCACCCGCTTTAAATGATATTCAAAAATACATATTTAAAAAAATGTATAATATATATTATTTTGATTTAAAAATTAAAAGCGTAGGAAGTTTAGCTACAACAGATTTTGTTACAATAAAAGACGATATTGGAAGTGTTCAAAAAGTTAATAAAAATGAAGTACTTAAGAATTATATTTCTATAAGAAAACAAGAGTACGAAGAATTAATAACATTAACAGATAAATATGAATTAAATGAAATTTATCCTTTACAAGTAGCTGGAGACGATACAATCCCAGGATTTTATGGAGATTTTCGTTTTGATAATCGAGGATTTAGAACTAGAAGAAATGATTTAAATCCATAATTTAATTTATGAGCTATATAAGTTCAGATGTTGCTGCTAGTTTTTCTAACGAATATGATCAATTTTTTGATTATTTTTCTAGAGCTTTTATAGTTAATAAGGATCCAATAAGAGTTATTAATCAATTATCTAGTCCAATGATTTATGGATATGGACAAAACTCTGATCAAACTAATTTTACATATGTGCCTGTTACTGGCGTCTTCAGTGGAAGAATATACTATAATAATGCAAAAGATAATGATGTAGTAGATCCAGATTTAAAAGTTATATTTGCAAAAGGAGACGTTACGTTAAAAGTAAAACAACCAGCTAGAGATTTTATAGCTAATGGTAAAACTCTAAATTTAGAATTTGATGGAAAAACATGGAATATTATCACAGAAGATATTGTTAAAAGATATCTCAATAATAGTTATTATGTATATGGATTGGAGCAAACAAAATAATATGGCTTCTAAAGTTAATACAAAACAACTAAATCAAGAACTTTCTAAATCTTATGAGCAAGCTATTAAGAGAGAAGCGTTAAATTTTGCTGAAGAAATCTTAACTAACAATACAAAAAAATACTTAAATGAAATTGAAAATCATCCAGTCTCACAAGAGATTGCTAGTGGGCCAGATGGAGAAAATATAAGTTATACTTTAGATGGTAAAGAAAATCTTTTTGCTTTTATAGGTTTTGAAGCTGGAGACAAACCAATAGAAGATTTAAAAAATTTAATAAAAGAAAATACTTTTTTAGATAAAAGATCAACGTTTAACTCAAAAACTTTTGAATTAAAATTTAATGTATTTACCCCTTCTTTTGAAGAAATTAAATCTGTAACTCCATTACCTTTTGAAAATGGAAAAAGTTGGGTTAAAGGAATAGAGGATGGAATTAGTGGATTCGGATATTATGTATATGGCCTATTATTTCCTAAAAGTAGATCTAAAAGAGGTATTCAATCTCAAAATAAAGTTAGAAATGGAACTTTTAAAACAGTAAAATATATGTCAGAAATGTATAGTAATTTTATTAGGAGTTTAAAATAAATGACACCGCAATTTGACAATATCATAATGACAAGTATGCTGTTTTGGTTAGATCGTGCAGTTATAACAAGGGGTCAGGCTTTCACTAATTATCAAAGTGTTTTTTATCCTTTAACTAATATGTATTATGGATATTATACTTATGGAGCCCCATTCAAACAAATGATTATAGATTGTTCTATAAGTGGAGCAAATATTATAAGTGGGGTATATTTAAATAATAATTTTATTACAATAGGTCAAAGTGGATTAAGCGGAATTAATGCTACTGAAGGACAGTTATATTTTAGCCAACCAATAAATAATCCTAGCGTAGCTCTAAGTGGTAATTATGCTGTTAAAGATTTTAATATGTATTTAACTAGTAAAACAGAAGAAGCTATTTTATTTGAAACAGCTTACCAAATTAATCCTAAAACATATCAAAATCCAACTGGTTTGCCAGTAGGTTCAGAAACTTATCCTGTTATATATTTAAAATATCAAGGAGGCAAAAACAAGCCCCTTGCTTTTGGTGGATTTGACCAAACAGTAAGTAATGTAAGAGCAATAGTATTATCAGATACAGTTTTTAATTTAGATGCTGTAACAAGCATCATGAGAGACACAAGTCGCCAATTAGTACCATTAATGTACCCAAGTGATATGCCATTTGATGCATTAAATAGTGTTACTGGAGACTGTTTTAATTATATTAATGCAACTAAAAACAAAAGCGTAGACAATGAATATGTATATATTAATGAAGTTAATATTAGTAAGTCTGATACGAGAATATCAAACGCTACTAGCACTTTAAATCGTAATGTATATTCAGCTTTTGTTGATTTTGAATTAATACAAAATAGATACCCTAGATTATAAAAAAAGTGAGAATTTTATAAAATAAGGTGTAATAATAATAAATGGAGAACAAATAATATGGCAAGAAATCGTATAATTTATCAATCTGAAGCTTTATATGCTGGTCCAGCACCAGCTACAGGTTTTCACTTAACTTCTGGAGCAGCCAACACCCCTTGGGTTGGACCAACTGGAAATTCTTTAGTCAATCAACTTCAAAGAATTCAAACAGCTAACTATAGCTTTACAGTTGATCGTACAGACGTTAATCAATTCGGTCAATTAGCCGCTATTGATAGAGTAATCTTAACTAATCCAACAGTAGCTTTGGATTTTAGTTATATTTTAGCAAATTTAGTTAATGAAGTAAATTTAGGATTCACAGTAAATAAATCTGGAGATACAAATGAAGTTTCTGCGATCTCTGGATTAATAAATGGTACACAAGACGAAAGAAATTACTTCATCCGCACAGTACCAGAAGGTGATGATGCTGTAAACTATTCTAATTCAAGCGCAATAAACAATGGCGTTATTGGAATCGGAAATGGTTTCATTAGTTCTTATTCCACAGAAGGTTCTGTTGGAAATTTCCCAACCACAACAATCAATGTTGAAGGTTTAAATATGAATTTCCAAAAAGGAACGACTGGGAATTTTATTCCAGCTGTAAATCCCGCCGATGGAGATTCAATTGAGAATTATTATATTCTTCCAACAGCAGCAACAACTTCTTCTACTGGTTTAGCTAGTGGAGTTAGCGCTTTGCGCCCAGGAGATATAACTATAACAATTCCTCAAACATCTGGTGGTGGAGTAACTACCTCAACAATGAATATTCAAAGCTATACATTGAGTTTTGATTTGGCTCGTACTCCAATTCAAAGACTTGGTAGTAAATTCGCATTCTCTAGACCAATTGATTTCCCATTGACTGTAACTCTAAGCGTTGACGCTCAAGTCACAGATATCAATGAAGGAAGTATCAATGATCTAATTTGTAATGATGGTAGCACATACAATCCATCAATATCTATCAAGAATCCAGCTTGTGATAATGATCAAGTCGTAGCCAAATATACCCTTAAAGGAGCTAAACTTGATAGTCAAGAATATAGTTCTGATATTGGTAGTAATAAATCAGTTACCCTTACATTTAGTGCACAAGTTGGTGGACCCCAAGATACAGTTCGCGGGTTGTTCATCAGCGGTCAAGCCTAATAGTTAAGAACAAATTATAAAGATAACCCCCGTTTCCACGGGGGTTATTTTTTGTGTAAATACAGTCAAGGTAAAGGTTGGTTAAAGGTATATGGAGCATAAAATTAAAGATTTAACTTTATTTCAAATAAAGCGTAAGATAACAAATATCTATAAAAACTTCTTTTTTATTCTTGAAGATTTATCCGATTCTGGATATAATATTAACGAAGAAGCTTATGCAAAAATACGTAAAAGAATCCTTGATAACGCCAACGATGCAATAAGAGAAATAGAAGAATATTTCAATACAATTGATATTAATTTAAAATGAAAAAAAGACTTAATCTTTATCAAGCTATTCCAATTGAAGAAATTATTCAAAGTAATTTATCTGTTCAATCCATACAAAGATCTTTAACAAAGGACTTTGGCATAAAGAACCCAAATTATTCAAATTTGACTAATTCTAATTTTTTAAAATTTTATGATTCTTGGAATGAAGAAAAAAGAAATAAATTCATTAAAACAATTGGTGGAGTAGTTTATTTTTCTAAAATTAAAAATTTTCTTCAAAAACTAGAAAGAGAAAAAACTGGAGCTTAAAAATATGAAAAAACTATATGAGTTTTCGATAAATAAAGAAGTAGAAGTGAAAGAAACTACTAATGAAAAGAATGAAAAAGGTGAAGAAATTCAAGTTTCAAAGAATGTAAAAAAAGAATTACCTCAAAAATATTTCATCAAAAAACCAAATAGAGGTCTATTTGATGAAGCCGAATTATTTTATGGAGTTCGTTTATCAGAAGGTATTAAAGCTGGTCTTTTAACTAGGGCTTTATTAGCTAAAAGATTCACTAATGATGGTGGAATTTTTAGTGAAATAGATAAAGAACAATATACTAGTTTATATCTAAAGCTATTTCAATTGCAAAATGAGTTCCAGAGATTATCTGTTAAAGAAAAAAGCAAAGAAGAAGAAGTGCAATATAATAATTTAATTAAAGATATCGCCGAATCTAGAGAAAAGATTCAAGATTATGAGTTCGCTCAAGCTAGTCTTTTTGATCAAACAGCGGAAAATAGAGCTAGAAATAAAACTATAATGTTTTGGGTTCTTAATCTTTCTTATAAAGACAATGATAATGGTACATTTTCACCAGTATTTGGAGACGGAATATTTGAAGATAAACTAAAAGAATATGATAGATTAGAAGAAACAAGCGATCCTTTCTTCGAGAAGTTATGTCAAAAATTAGTTCTTCTTATTAGTTTCTGGTATATGGGCAGAGCTTCAACACAAGAAGAATTTGAAAAACTATTTAATTTAGAAGAAAATAAGAGTGCAAATTGATAATAAAAATTTATTAAGACTTTACTTAGTAGATATTTTAAAAGGATACTCTAAAACATATTTAAACGATAAATTAATATACATCAAGCACATGGACTCTCTGTCTTCTGGAGATGTTGATCTTAAAAAAGAAGAATTTTATAATAAAGCTTTAAAAAATAAACTCCCTTCTTTGGCGGATCAAGAAGCATATCTCCTTAAAGAAGAGCTTTGGTCTGAAGAGAAGAACAAAGAGATTAAAAATATAAAAGAATATTTAACTGGTTTAAAGAAAACAAAATTAAAGTTATTCCGAGAACAAGAATTAAAAGCTATAAACGAACAAATAAATAACGAAGAAAAAAAGCTGTTAAATTTAAATTTAGAAAAAAAAGAATTAATAGGATTTACCGCAGAAGATTATGCTAATAAAAAGATTAATGAATATTACATGTTTATATCTTTATATAAAGACTCTAATTTAAAAGAGAATTTCTTTTCTCAAAATGAATTTGACGAGCTCGAAAATCTTGATATTAGTAAATTAGTCCAAATTTATAATGATAAATTATCAATTTATAGCGATAAAAATTTAAAGAAAATATCTCTATTAAATAGCCATTTAACACTTTTTAATATATCTGATGATAATCCATATTATATGTATGGAAAAAGCATTGTATATTTAACTTTTTATCAAATTGAGATATTTGGCTACGCTAAATATTTCAAAAATCAATTAAGCTATGCAAAACATAAACCATCAGATGAATATTTTGAAGACCCAGAGAAATTAATAGAATGGCTAGAAAGCAGTAAAAATGTCGAAGAACTGCTAGAAAAGGGAGCTAGTAGTAAAGCTGATACTGTAGCTACATCTATTATTGGAGCAACTAAAGAAGACCTCAAAAAGGCTGGATTAGATGAATCTAATACTATAAGCTTAACTGAAGAAGCTAAGAAAAAGGGCGGTACTTTAACTATGGAGGATCTAATGAAACTCCATGGAATTTAATTAAATATCTTATATTTTCGTGTAATTTATTACAGGAAAGGTATAAGGAATGGCAAGAACGTCAGCTACAATTTCTGTAGGTGCAGATACAAGGCAACTTGAAAAAGATATTCAAAGTGCTTTATCTCGCGATTTTAAATTCAAAGGATTTAATGAAAAGGCCTTTACTCAGCCATTAGGCCGAATTACTGGTGCTTCTAATGAATTTCAAAAGTCATTGGATGCTTCTAATGCTCGTGTTATCGCATTCGGTGCTAGTGCTGGAGCAATTTTTGCTGTAGAAAAAGCTTTCGTTAGTTTAATTAAAAGTACAATAGATGTTGAAAAATCTCTTACTGATATTAATATTATATTAAATACAACATCAAAGGGATTAGAAAAATTTGGTGAAGATTTATTCACGGTAGCTAAAGATACTGGACAATCATTTCAATCAGTTGCAGAAGCTGCAACAGAACTAGCCCGTCAAGGTCTTGGCGTAGAAGAAACACTAAAAAGAACAAGAGATGCTTTAATTTTAACTAGATTAAGTGGATTAGATACTGTTTCTAGCGTAGAAGCTTTAACGGCTACATTAAACAGTTTTAATCAAACAGCCTTAGATTCAACAACTATTATTAATAAATTAGCAAATGTTGACGCAGCTTTTGCTGTTAGTTCTGCTGATTTGGCCAATGCAATTCAACGAGTTGGTAGTTCTGCTCAAGACGCAGGAGTTGGGTTTGATGAATTGTTAGCTATTGTAACAAGCGTTCAACAAACTACTGCTAGAGGTGGCGCAGTTATTGGTAACTCATTAAAGACTATTTTTACAAGAGTTGCTAGGCCAGAAGTATTAGATCAATTACAAAACTTAGGCTTAGAAGTTCGTAATTTAGATGGTAGTACTCGTCCAGCAATTGATATTTTAAAACAATTATCATCAACTTTTGATACTCTTTCTGATGCTCAAAGATCACAAGTTGCAGAAAGTGTTGGTGGTGTTTTCCAGATTAACATTTTAAAAGCTGCTTTAGGTGATTTGGGTAAAGAATATTCTGTTTATAATAATGCTTTAAATACTTCAAGAGGTGCAACTGATCAAGCTATTAAACGAAATGAAGCATTAAATGAAACTTTATCTGCTTTAACAAGTAGAACACTAACAAACTTTACTCAGTTAGGAGCTAAAATTGGTGCAGGAGCTTTTCAACCAGCAATCGAAGGCACATTAAAAAATGTAAATAATATATTAGAAGGATTAGCTAATCAAGATTCAGAAAGCGTTGGAGCTAAAATTGGAGCTGGAATTTTAGGTGGTCTTTCTACTTTTATATCTGGTCCTGGATTATTATTAATAACAGCTGTTATTGGAAAATTATTTTTAGATTTAAGTAAATTTGCTGCTACTTCGGCTAAAACATTACTAGGTATTGGTAAGCAAGCTGCGGATAGAGCTGCTATTGAAGGAAAAATTTCGAGTATTCTTTCTCAAGAACCACAACTTCTTTCAGCAATAGCTTCTAAACAAATTACAATATTAGATGTAGAAAATAGAATATTAGGAGTCTTAAGAGAACAAAACGCATTAAGACAACAAGCCACGGCTTTATCTGGTTCAATTACTAGCGGATTAGTTGGTAGAGGAGTAACTGTTAAAGGTGGGCAAATTACTACAAGAAGTGACGGATTTATCCCAAATTTTGTAATGCAAGAAATCTATGGTGCTTTAGCTGGAGGATATAAACCAGGAAATATTAAAGAAATGAATATTCCTGGAGTAGGAAAAACTATTTATAATTCAGCAGAGACAGTAAAAAGAATGCCAGGATTTTCTCAACCAGCAATTATGCCTCCAGAAGGAAGTAAAGCTGGAAAAAATTATAAAGAATCATTTTCTGCTAAACATGGATTTAATCCTTACGCAAGCGCTGGACTTATTCCTAATTTTGCAAAAACATTTTATAATATAAAAGATCAAAATGGAAATGTATCATCTTATAATAATTATCAAATTCCAAGATTAATTGCAAATGGAACAATTAGTGAAAAAGCAGCAAGAGATGCTAATTGGAAACCAGAAAAAGAATTAAGCGCACAGAAAAAAGCAGCAAAACAAAAAGAATATGATAGTGGTTTTTATGATACTAAAGGAAGATTAGGAGTTGTTTCTGTATCTGCTGGAGTAGAAAATGCAACAGCTTCAACTAAGGTCGGAAACTTAAAAGCTTTTAGTGGAGCAGTTAAAAATAATCCAGAATTAGCAAGTAAAAGTATTACATTTTCTAATATTCAAGTTAGAAGTCTTGAAGGAAATTTAGAGAAAAGACCAAGTGAATTTACTAATTTAGTAAATGAAGCTCTTCTTGATCCAATAGCAAGTTTAACTCATAAATATCTTGGTACAGTTTTGAGAGATGAGGAATCTTCTCCAGCTGCATTAAATGATGTTCGAAGCGCATTAAAGGGGAAAAGATTAATACCATCCACCGCAGAAGGTTCTATATTTGAAGCGGCAGTTGCCCTCGCAACAAAAACTCCTAAACAATTTATAAGATCTATTGATGATGAAGATAATAGACCATTTGATTTCGAAGAAGCAGGTCCTGCTACAGGTAATTTTAAAAAGAGATTTAAATTTGGAGAACAACTACAAAAAGCAGATGCAAAATTAACTGGCAGTCCTGGTGCAATTGCTAGTATTATTAAAAAAGCTTACAATTCTAATTTCGATCCAAGTCTTCCATACTCTGAATATCTTTCTGGAGGATTTGTTCCTAATTTCGCAAATGCTTTAAATGACGCAATAAATAGAGAAAAGAAAGCTGGCGTAAATCCAAATTCCATAAGAGTTGGAAGAAGTAATTCTTTAATGTCTAATATGAATCCTAGTGGTCTTGGAGTTTATAATACTAAAGATGAACCAAGAGGATTATCTCAAGGAATTTCAAGATATAGTTCATTAAATAATGCTCGTAGAGCAGGTGCAGCTAAAGGTTTAATTCCTAATTTTGCTTTATATTCAGCCACTCAAACTGAAGCTGGACCAGAAGCTTTACCAGCATCTAAAGAAGCTAATGCAGCTTTTGCAGCTCTTGCAAGAAGTGTTAAAAATGGAAAATTAACTTTTGATCAAGCTAATATTGAATTAACAAAACTCGCTAAAGAGTTTGATTTAATTGATATGAGTACAGAAAAAGTAAGAAATACATTAACTCGCGCAGACAAGTCTTATCAAAAATTAGTAATTCAAACTGATGGATTAGTCGCTGCAAGTGGAAATTTAATAACGGGATCTAAATCTCTAAAACAATTAGAAACTAGAGCAGCTGGTGGAGGAAGAGGTGCAGAAATAGCTCGAGGTGGATTAGAAGCAGCAAGAGAAAGGAGAGCTGATGCAGCTGCGAGGTTACAGGGAATAGGAATTGGTGCAAGTATAGCTGTTCCAATCGTAAGCCAAATCGCTCAAGAATTTATGCCAAATAATAGATATGCTAGAGCTGGAACAACAGTTTTAAGTGATACAGCAGCATTCGCTGGAACAGGAGCTTTATTTGGGCCATTGGGCGCAGCGCTTGGTGGATTAATTGGCGTTACAATTGGTTTGACTAAAGCATTTAAACAATTAAATGATAGATCAGAAGAGTTTGCGAAAAATTCAAGAGAATCTGGCAATAAAGTAGCAAGATTTTCTGAAGATGTTCAAGGATTTTTAACTTCAAGAGAAAAGATTGCTGGAATAGAAGCTGGAGCAATAAAAGCCACCCCAATTGAATTAAGTAAATTACAAGGTCAAAGATCTGCGGCATTCAATAGAATTTTATCGTCTGTAAGTGAAGATGTTCAAAAAGAATTATTAGCTGGATTATCTGGCACAGAAGCACAATTACAATCTGCAATACAAAGAGCAAATGATGAAATTGCTTCTAATAATTTTGTAAATCAATTCATACAAACCACCAATGAACAACTTAAAGATGGAGCTAAAAATTTAGATTTAACCGAGACATTAAAACAATTAGGATCAATAAAAACAACAAATGGAGAATATATTGGAGATTTAATATCTCAACAAGACGGTTTATTGAAATCATTTGATACATTATCTGTCGCTTCAGAAAAATATTATGGAATAAATGATCAAGTAGCAAAATCTATAGCAGAAGCATCAATTGCAGCAGATAAAGCTACAATGAGTATTGATGAATTCGCAAAAAATGATTTATTTGGATTTGACACAACGAGCGCAAGAAATGCTGGAGAAGCTCCAGCTGGATTTGGAACAACTCCTTATCCATATGATCCAAATAATCCACCAAAAAATATATACGAATTAAATCCAGAAGAAAGACAACAAAGAGCTTATCAAATGCAGCAAGAGCGACTTCTTTACGAGAAAGACTTCCAAGTATCAGTTATAGAGTCTGGAAAGGCATTAAAGACCTTTGTGCTTCAATTAGGCGATTCTGGAAAATTACAAAAAGATAAAAGTTTAGAATTAGCCAATTCAATACAAGCTATATTAGATAGCGATAAATCTTTAGAAGAAAAAGCGAAGGCTTTACAAGAAAGTTTTGGTAATTTAAGAAAAACATCTGAAATAGTAGATCAAACATTTAAAAAAGTAGTAGACGCACAATTAAATTATATTAATTTAACCACGCAAACAATGAAATTGTTTTCGGAAGACGCTGCTCAAAGACAACAAGCCGCAAAATTTATTCAACAAGGTGATTTTAGTAATGTACTTAAAGAATTTTTAAAAACAAATGAAGGTGCGCGATTTTTACCAGAAAATGTTCTTGGAGGCACTAATACAGCTGCAATGCAAGGAATTTTAGGAGGCACAGCAGATTCAAGAAAAAGACTTGAATTAGAAAGAAAATTTGGAGAAGTTTATAAAAAAGGTGCGCAAGAGATTGCGGAAGATGGAATTTTAACTGACAGAACTTTAGCAGAATTACAAATTGCAATTCAACAAACTAGCATGGAAGCTAGTATGACAACTAAAAATTTAGTAGAATTAGGATCATCAATTGGTGATGCTGCTACTAGAACTGAAGCGTTGAATATTTATACAGAAAAAGAAGCTCAACTTAAAAAAGAACTTGGAGATAATATAGTTAAATTGAGTTTAGCAACTTCTGCAGCAGCTGATCGTTTAAGAGCTATAGCTGGATTCCAAGAAGGTACAATATTTGCAGACGAGTATAAACAAATAATGGATAAATCAAGGCAAGATAAAATAAGAAGTGGACAGGGAAGCGTTACTGATATATTTGGTTCATTTAGCGACGAAATGACATATGGAACTCAAGATGCATTTAGAGATTTAAATAATATTGCTTCTGATACAGCTAGGACAATGAAATCTCAATTTAATGAAGCATTTCAATCTATTATTGATGGAACTCAAAATGTTGGAGACGCTTTCCAAAGTATGGCTTTAAATATAAGTAGAAGAATACAGCAATTATCTTTAGAAATGACTACAAATGCTATAACTAATTCATTATTTAGTAGTGTTGGTGGTTTACCTAGTATATTTAAAAATCCTTTAGGTGGAGCTGGGGGTGGATATGTAAGTGGAAATAGAATACAAAAATTCTCTAATGGAGGAAAAGTATTAGGCGGATCTGGTACAAAAGACGATGTTCCAGCTATGTTGAGTAATGGAGAATATGTTATTAAAAAATCTTCTGTTAGAAAATATGGAGAAAACTTTTTACATTCATTAAATAACGGAGGAAGCGTTGGTATGGCAGATGGTGGTGATGTGAATGCATATGGAGGAGGCGGAGGACGAGCATTTGACTTAAGCGAAAGTAAAACAACTAAAAATATTTCTCAGCAATTAGATGTTCCCGCGATAGATGAATCAAAATTAAGTAGACAAGAACAGATTATTGCTCAAATGTTAAGAGATTCAAATAAACAGGGAGATGGAAGAGTTATTGATTTAAATACAAAAAATAAATTAGAGAGCGCATTAAATGCAATACAAGAATATCAAGATATAAATATTACTAGAGCTTATTCTGATCTTGTAAGTACAGTCGGCGGATTTAGAGCTGAATTAGCTGGAACTTATAGATACAATGATCCTTCATTTCCAAGCGCTGGAGAATATGTGCTTGATCCATTATTATCTAGTTATGCAATTTTGAATGAAAATGATCCTCAAAATAGAAATGCTATGGAAAAAAGGCAAGCTTTAATTAGTTATCTTGCAGAAGGTTTAGATTTATATGATAGTAATAAAAAAGCCATATTTGATACAATAGACGCAAATAATAGAGAAAGAGCTAGAGTTGATCAATTAAACAAACAAAATAGAGATAATTTTAATAAACAACAACAAAATACTCTAATCGGAGGTGCATTGAGTGCAGCTGGATCTCTTGGCGCAGGAGCTTTCAATACATATGGTGCTCCAGCAATTAGAAAAACAGCTTATGATTTATTTGGTTCAAAACAAGTAAAAAGAGCAATACCAACCAAAGAAACTAAAGCTGGAGATTTCGATCCATATAAATACGCTACATATGTAAAAGATGGAGGTTTTATACATTTTGCTAAAGGTGGACCATCTGGAAAAGATGATGTGCCAGCGATGCTTATGGGTGGAGAATACGTAATAAGAAAAGATGCAGTTAATACTTATGGTAAAAATTTCTTTGAAAAATTAAATAATGGTAGAATAAGAAAATTTGCTGATGGTGGATATGTATCTAATGGTGGTGAAAATTTAGATCAAAATCCTACCACTAAAGCAGATCCATCTATAAATAATAATATATCGATTTCAGTAAATATGGGAAATAATGGTTCCTCAGATTCATTTATGAATCCTAGTAATGAAACAACTTCTGATAGCGCCATTCAAGCAAAAGAATTATCAAATAAAATAAGAAACGAAGTAGTAAGAGTTATAACAGAACAGCAGCGTCCAGGTGGATTATTGAGGAAGTAATTTAAGACTAAAATTAATCAATTTAGAATCTTGTATGATTCTATTTTCGTCTTCTAAATTGTTTGATAAGTATTGTGCAGTTGTATTATTATCGTATTCATAACAAAATAAAAATGTAGCATAATTTGTGTCATTTATTGATTTATAGTATTTTTGTAAGAAGAAAAGATTTTGACTTATATTTTCTAGATATATTGAATTATAGTCTGGAAATAATGTTATAAACTCTAAATAAATTTTAGTAATAGAATTTTCTTTTTCAATTTTTATGATTGAAGCATTTCTTATATTAGAAAATTTAAAATATGGAAGATCATAATTTATATCTTTATATTGAAGATCATTGTTATCATTTTTTATAAAAAATCCTAATAAATTCGCAGGTATATTTTCAGAATTCTTATAATCATTTGCAGTAGAATCTATAACATTGATTAATTTACCTAAAGAAAAAGTAAAATTACTTAAATCTTTGTTAGATTTAGGAAAATAATTCTTAAAATAACATCCAAATATATTAATTTCTTCATTAGGCCAAGAAATAGTAGATAAACTACTTTGATTAAATAAATAAAGTGGTGCTTGAAAATAAGCTATAGTTTGATTTATTAGATTTTCTTTATATACCATATCTGCACTATAATATTGATCTGTAAAATATTCGGTTAAAAAATCCTCAAATTCAGTTTCATTCATTTTTTCTCTAAAGAAATCTAGAATTTGCCCTTGAGATTCATTAAAATAAAATATTTTTAATTTTAAAAAACTACTTTCTGTGATTGAATTATCATTAAATGGAAGGCTTAATATTTTAATTTCTTCTGAAGTATCTAACCATTTAGCATATATATTATTTATATATATTGATTTTAGTTTTTGATTAGTTTTTATATCGTAAGGAATAACATATAATCCATTTAACGTAGAATCAAAATATTCTTTTTTATTTATTTTAAATTTTAAAGATAAATCGTCTGAATTTTTATATATATTTAAAAATATTGAATTAAAATTATTTATTTTAAAATCACTATATTGCATATCTATTTTTTGATCAATATCAAAATTATCGTATTTTATGCTAAAAGAAAGGTTTTTAAAAAATCCTTTTTTATTTTTAGTTTTAACAAAATCATTATAATTTTCCTCTAAAGAATATATAAAATTTTGAGGCAATATTTTTTTAACTTCTGCTAAATGAAAAAGACCACGAGTATTTCCAGATGCATATTCGTAAAGTACTGGTCTACTACCATCAAAATATTCATTAAGACTATCTCCGTCTATAATAAATTCTCTAGTTGATGATAAAATTTGATTTTTTGTATTTAACAATTCATTATCTTTATTATATATAGAAACATTAAAAGATAATAAATCAAAAAAATCAAAATCTTTTATATAGGCTGGAATATTTGGATATATATTCCATTTAATTTCTACATCTTTGGCGAATATATTATTCATAATTATAAATTATTAATTCCTCCAACTATATTAAATCCAGAAGCTAGTACTGTAGCCAATGGAGCTTGATTGTTAAGAGTTATAGTGCCGCTAACAAATGGAGATTTTTCTCCATAAGCATTTACTGCTTCTAATCCTATATACCATGTACCAATTCCAGTAGGAGTAAAGAATGGAGGTATATTTCCACTGGATGTATTCGTTGGTAAAACAAGATTTTGATTTTTTAAATCATAATTTTGCACATCAAATAAATCTTGAACTTGAATAGGGGTTGTAAAATTGCCATCAGTTTTTCTATATATATTATAATATGAAACTACTCCAGAATTAGAAGGTGGGGTTATTGCGTAGGCAATTGAATTAATTCCAGTTTTATTTATTGTGTAGGCTGGAGGATTACCCCCTGCCCCATAAGCATTAGTAGAATCTCTATATAAAATTGAAAGCGATAATGATGGTGATAATGGGGCTGGTATTTTTGTAGGAACAGATATTAAAGATTCTCCAGTAACAATATCAGTATATTTTTGTGGAGTATATTCTAATGCTGTAATCGAATAAATAGATTCTTCTCGATGTTTTATATCAACTACTCTGTACGCTTTTAAATCATTTAGATAGCCTTCTAGATACCAACCAGGATAAAGTAAATTTTGTGGATTATTTATATTATATCTATTATTTAATCCGAGATTAGATCCGCTATATAAAGCTGCATTAAAATCTATTGTCCAAACAGTATTTTGAGGTAATATATAATTAACACCATCTAATCCAGAAGGAAAATTAATTTTTAAAAATCCAGTATAATTTCCTGTTCCTTGCGAAGCATAATTTTTAGGATTTGATATTGTTAATTGTTGAATTTGAGATCTTCTTAATGAATCAGAATTAATTCCAGAAATACCACTAGAAGTCACTTGATCAGGAAATCCAGTTATATAAAGATTACCTAAATATGTACCATAATTTAAATTATATGTTGGCGTTAAAAAATTAATTGAAATTGGATTTACTACTCCAGTAAATGCAAATAAAGTTTGAGCATTAAATGGAACATCTAAAATTGCTTCGCCAGTATTAAATGATAAAGTTCTTCCAGCAAAAACTCTATTTTTTCTATTTTGATCATAAATATTTATTATATCTCCTGGTCTTAAAAAATTTCCATCTAATCCAACGTCAAAATTTACAGTTTCTGTTTCTAAATTTTCACTAGTTAAATACCATTTACCTAATCTTTTTGCTTGACTTCTTTTTGTTCCTCCAAAAGATGTGATTTCTACTTCTCTAATTCCATATTTTAATACGCTATTTCTATCTTCTACATATTCTATTGCTGGTAAATAATTATTATTTTCATCATTAAATCTAACTAATGCAACTGATCTTCTAACTCTTTTTGAACTATTTGAATATCTAAATTCTCCATTTACAGTATTACTAGTATTAAAAGTATAAATTGCATCTTTTGGTCTGTCTTGACTTACAAATATTTGTCCAGCATTATAATAAACTAATCCATTGAAAATTGAAGCCATATCATTTAATACTTTATAAGCTTCTTCTCTGGCTGTCATTAATAAATTGCATGTAAATCTTGGCTCTAATCCACCATAACCATCTGGAACTAATTGATCGCAATATTGAGATATTTCATATAATGACCATTTATCCACTAAAGTAGGATCTATATATTTTCCTAAACCAAATCTATTGCTTGTAATAATATCATAAAAACACCAAGCTGGATTATCTGTCCAAGCTAACTTAAATTGCCCATTCCATGCGCCACTATAATTTTTACCAATTGGATCATAATTAATTGGAACTTTAACTTTTAAAAGTCTTACTTTATATTTTCTAGTTGGTATCTCTGCAAAATATTTTGAATTAAAAACATTATACATCATAGCAGTATTAGGATATGTGAATCTATTAGCGTATACTTCTGTGATACTATTTACAAAAGTTGTATTCGATCTAGAGCCTTGAGAGAGTTCTGCTGTTATTTTTAGTATTTCCACAGCCCAACCAATTTGATCTGGAAGAACTTCAACTAAAAATCCATTATCTGCATAAGATCTAAGCCAGAAAGTATAATGCATTAAAGCTGGACTAGTTAATTTACCTTTTATAAGGAAACTATCACTTGCCCATTTTTCTGGATTAGTTTGAATATATTTTGTAGTAGCTAAAGCTTCTCTTCTATCAGAAAATACTCTGTATAATTTTACACCCATTTTAATTTGATCTTTATTTACGGTTCCAGCGAAATCTCCAGATACAATAGTAGAAAATAAACTATTGACATTATATGTAATTTTTATTGCATCTAAATCTGTATTATATACATAATATTTTTTCTGAGGTATTAATCCAGAAACTACCCCGCTAAAGAAAAATGGTCCATATAATCTTTCATTAACATTCGTAGTAAGAGCGGAAAGTACTGGAACTCTATTTTGATCTACCTGATATCCATCATAATGAAATCTATCTTCAAATAGACTGATATTTGGTCTAGAAATTGTATGATTATTAGTAGAACCATAATCAAATTTATAATTTGTATATCTAAAATTTAAAAGTCCATCAGTTGTTGCAACTGGGGTATCATTCCAAAATATTGATCTTGCTTCTGGAGGAATAATCAAAGTTGGATCTAATACTGATGAAACTCTTCCAGCGTTTTGAGTGCTGTAAGGATTAAAGGTATATGAAGTATAACCAACATCTCCTGCTGATTTTCCACTAATATTATAACTATATATTCCTGTAACAAGACCTTCTATTGGTCCTTCGGAAATTAAATCTAAGATATGTACATTTTGAGAGGTTGAAATTGATATGTCATTTAAATTAGATGGTTTTACATTTTGAAATTCTCTATATCCAACTCTATCTGGTATTGTATATAATGTTCTTAATTTAGGGGCACCAGTATGATATAATCTTTGATAATCTAAAGCATTTCCACTTGGCCAAAATCTTCCTACTTCATCTGCAGGATCGCCAGCTCCTCTTCTGGTGTCATAATGTATTCTCGTGGCTCCTGTAGTAAAAAAACTGTTATTTGGCCAAGCATTTAATGTTCCACTTCCATTCCACATAGAACCAGTAAGATCTATTATGATTGATCTTGGAGCTACTATTCCACTCCATCCATAGCTAAGAGTTGTATTAAAATTATTTGCTCCCCACCAATCAGTCCCACTAAAATTTAAATTATGTCCACCACCAAAATGTCTTGCAGCAAAAGTATCAGGTATATCAGAATTTCCCCACATTATGCCCATATTATTGACATAATCAATTCCTTCGTATCCTTCGCTATTAAGATTTGGATTTCCAGGCATATATTAAACGTTATATCCCGCCTTTTGGCTAATAAGCATCATTTGCTCATTAAATGGAAACTGATATCCTTCAAAATTATCTTGTAAAAATGTAGGATCAGTGGGATCAGTAACAACGCTCCTTTTATTTGCAACATAAATATTTTCATAAAAAACATTAACTGCATTACTTCCAACCATTAATTGTCCATATCCAACTGGAACTGGGCCACCTTCTCCTGCAATATTAACTGGACCATTAAATAAATAAGATTGTGGGCCTCCATTTTGTCCAATTGCTCCTTGAGTAGCGGTAGTTGCTTGTTGCGCCTGATATGGAACATTTGGTGGTGGTTTAGATAATAAATTTGTAACTCCTGCAGCTATTAAAGAAATTCCTGCATTTACTAAATAGGGAGAAAATTGATTATCTAAATAAACTCCTGCTCCTATTGCAGCTGCGCCACCAAGTAAAGTTGATACTGGGGCAACATATCTTTCTGCCCAACTTGGAAGAGTAATTGATCCTTCAATTTCTGGTATAATATCTATACTTTTTAATTGATTACCAAAAATACAAAAAATTTCAGAAGATTTTATACTATCTTTGTCTTTAAAAGAAATTGGTTTTTTGTTTATAAATATACATATAGAATATTGAGATCCTTCATTGAACATCCATTTTTTTAATTTTTTAGTATTTGCTTCTATAGCTCGAAATGCTTCTTGTACACTATTTATATCTAGATCCCATTCAGAACCTATATCTTCTCCTAATTTACCATGTAGAGTAACTTTAACCATATTAATTACTTATCCTTAAACCTAAGATCGTTCTCCTTCTCCAAGAATTACAGTAATCTTCAATTCTAGAGAAGCGATCTGGAGTATGATGTAAAATTTTATTGTCTCCCATATAAATTGAAAAATGACAAGCTTTATCAAGATGATTTTTCATTAAAAAAATATCATTTTTATTTATATCATTTAAGTTTTCAATTTTTTTAATTTTATTTGATTGAATAAAAATTTTTTCAACTATTTCTTTTAAATCTGCATTCATGTGTCCATTATTTTCAAAAAAATTATATATTGGTTCTGCATTTATTAAAATATTAAATTCATTTTTTAAATAATCTAAAATTAAACTCATACAATCATATTTTTTATATTCATAGATTCTTCCAATATATCTTTTAGAAAAACTATTAGATTCATATATTTTAAATATATCTGTATTTGCTATATGTAATAAATAATTAATTCCTATTCCATCTGATGCCAAAATATCTTTACCAGAAAAATCTTTATATTTTTCATCACAATGACTATGATAAATATAGAGTATATTATAATTATTTTTTATATCTAAATAATCAGAGATTTTTATCTTGAAGTCTCTTGTCGGTATTTTTGCAATATTCTTAGTTTTAATACAATCAAAAATATTATCTTTTTCTACTATAAATCCACAGCATTCATTAGGAAATTCTTCCAGAGCATGTTTTTTAATAAGGTTAGTAATTTTATTAAATTTCATGATATTTTTTCTACTCCAGGGAAACCACCAAAAGGTAAAAATCCATTTAAGTATTCGCCACTAATATCTTTTGGTATTCCATGAGCATATGAGCTATTAGGATCATGAACATCTGGTCTTCTTGGCCATCCATCTTGCGCTCCAGTTTTATACCATGGAGGAGTTATCAATCTTCTTATATTCGAAGGAGCATCTACTCCACCTTGTGGGCCAGGTGGATTGCCTGTTCCAGTAATTTGATATCTTCTTATAAAACCGTCTCTATCCCATCCTTCTCTTGTAGTTGGCCATAAAACTGGTCTAAAATAAGGATTTTTTAACCATCTTAGATTACATCCATAAATAGTTTTACTGCAATTATCTGATCCCCAATAAGCTCTATTTGGTGGAGTATTAAAAACATCTGCAGTATGTCCAGTTATTGATACGAAATAATATTTTATTCCGTCTTTTTCTAAATAAGTATAATCTCCTCGTTGATAAGCTATTCCTGTATTCCATAAGCCTTGATCTCCAATTCTAAATTGTCCGCTAAAATTTAATTCTGAAATTTGCGTTCCAGCAGAAGAGTTTGTTGTTATAATTCTCCATCCTGTATGATTTCCTCTAGAAGGAAAGTCTAATGAATAGGTTCCAGATGCGCTACCATTTAATGCCCAAGTCAAATCTTGTCCACTTATATTTCTAACGGTCTGCCAAATGCCAGCATGTGGAGAATATTGAACTTGATAATTATTTGTAAATGTAGTACGTGACGCTATACGAATTCTTGTAATTTCTGCTCCAGTATTTAATATTAATTGCACTGTTCCAATTGATGCTTGAGATGTGGCTCCTACGACCACTGTGCTACCATCATTTAAAATTGTAGCTGCTGCTAAATCTGTTCCTGCTCCACCAAGAGTATAATTTGTAAAACTCCATTGATTAAGATTTCCATAATTTCCTGCTCCAACAGATCTATAACTTATACCACTAAATCTTAATTGATCTGCAAGACCAGTAAATATTGTTCCTAAGTATAATTCGTCATTATCTGTTGCAACTGGTGGAGCTTCTAATGGAAGATGTATTCGAACTTCTGGATTAGTAACTTGTCCATATATTCCACTATGTATATTAGTTTTTCTTGTATTATATTCGTACAAGCAGCCTTCTCCTCTATATTGAAATGGACATCTAGAACCTAAAATCATTCTTCCTGGAAGATTTATATTTTCTACGTCTAATATAGAAGCTAAAGTAAATTCTAATTTCGATCTGGTTTCTATATTTTTTCTATCAATATAATATATATCTCTTGGTAATTCTATTTCAACGATAGAGGGGTCATCTGTATACGGATTTATTCCATTAGAAAAATTACTTGAATTTAAATATTTTAAAAAACTTCTAATTCTTGTAAATTTACAACCAACAATATCTCCTAAAGATTCAATTTGCATTCTAATGTATTTATAAAAAGAATTGTTTGAAAGATCGGGAGAAAAATTAGAAAAAGATAAAGTTGGAGTTGGCAAAGTTGAAGAGGATGATAAATCAAAACCCTCTGCATATATTGGGAATGGATAATAAAAATTTCCTTGCCAATTTATAACGCCATATTGATTTGTGGAAATATTAAATAAATTATAATCATTATATACCCTAAGTATTCCATTTGTTATAGGTTGATTACCTGTAGCATAGTTTGATTTGGGGTAAATTTCAGTTAAATCTATTTCATAAAAATTAATTGGCGTACTTGGTTCTAGTTTGGAAAGTTCAGCATTTAAAGATCTATAACCACTTACTATTTGATTGAATACTTGACTTTGAGTTGGCATTACGCAGAAACCTCTTGAAGTTTAATTTTTATTGAATAATTATTATAAGAATTATAACTCACAGACCAATTTGGTGCAATAAATCTTGTTGAAAAATTAGTTTTACTATAAATTGTAGGAACATTATATATAAAAGCTTCTTTTGCTGATCTTGCATTTAAGAAATGCAATAAACTGACTGCTTCAGATTCCAATCTGTTATCGAATTGCGCTTCAAAATTTGCTAGATTTGGATTAATAGTTTGATTTAATCTTTGTTGATATCCATTACCATATTGAATTATATTAATATCTGGAGTAGTGCTTATACTGCTAGTATAGGATGGTTTCCAAAAGAAATTTGGAACTAAAACACTATTAATATTTATATATCCATCCCATTCAACTTGGAGATTAGGTAATGAAGTTGGATTATTTGCTGCTCCGCTATTATTGTTTATAACAGAGTAATAAAATCTAGAATTTGATCCAGAAACTATATTATATTTCATATAGTTAACTGTACTAGACCAGCCAGAAACTGTATCGTATATACTTGCCATAACCTTATACCTTTTAAATAATTACACTTGTTTTAATGGTGTAATTATATTAAATGGCTATCTTTTCTTCTAAACAAAATCAAAATATTTATCTAAATAGCCAGTTTATTTCTGGAGTTCAATCTTTAGGGGTATCCTATGATACAAATATCATTCCTTCTTTAGCAATAGAAGATACAGGTTTTAACTATTTAGTAAATGATCAAAATAAGGCTATGATTAATATAGAATATATACCTTCTAATGTTGATCCAATTCTTGCTTTTACTGGACAAAATATAATAAGTGGAACTTTTGGATATGCTGATAAATATTTAAATTTTAATAGCGGTTATTTAACTAAATATAATATTAAAACTGCAATTGATAATCCTATTGTTTGTCGTGCTGATATTGAAGTTTATGGTAGATTTGCTGAACAAACTGGGATCATCAGTAATAATCCAATAAATTACAACATAACTCCATATGATTTGTGCTATACTGATATAACTTTAAATGAAGCTTTAACAAATAGGCTTCTTTCATTTGATATGACTATTTCAACAAATAGAATACCGCAATATAATATTGGTGAATATTATCCTACCGAAGTATTAATAAATTATCCTATAAAAATAGATTTTGCTTTTGAATTGGATATTGATAATTATATGATGTCAAACATGAGATCATTCCTGTTGAATGAAGAAATAAGATCAATCCAAATAAATTTCAAAAATTATTCTACTTTAACTAATGTATTATCTTTTAATTTTAATAATATAGTTAAAAATAATGATAGTTTAAATCTAAGCGTATCAGATAATGGAAAAGTTTCAGTTAGCTTTTCCACCTATATTTTAAATTAAGCTTTTTTAATTCTTTCTATAAGCTCAAAGATTTTAGCTTTAGGAATATCAGAAATTAAATTTAGATTTTCTGCATTATCAAACTTTTCTTTAATTAATTTTTTCTTTAATTGATCAAAGTTAATGCTTTTATCTTTCATTACTTTTTCCAATAGAGAATGAGGAGAGGTTGGATTATCATTTTGAGATACTGAATCATCTATTAATTTGGCATCTCCAAGTTCTTCTTGAGATACAATATTAATTTTCAAAAAATTCCTTACGCATCTAACAAAAGCTCGATTTTCAGCAATTGCAGCTAAAAAGAATCTGGCGAAACTCTTTGTGTTGTTTACTGTGGCGTCAGCAAGAGATTCGAAAATAATTTCTTTTCCACCAGTTTCATAATTTGGTAACCAAGTAATTTTGCAGCTTGTTGCAAAGTAGCTTTCAGAAGCTGCGACCACTTTATATTCAACGCTTGTATATCCACGAATTTGAGCAAGCTCTTTGATACCACCAAGAAGAATAAGGAGCTCTTTGTCTTGAAGTTTAGAAACATCTGTTTCTTGTGTTTTTTGTCTATTTGGAACGAGGTGTTCAGTTTTCACCATTTTACGCCAATTAATTGTACCATCATCATTAAATACATAATTAAGAGTCTTATCTTCGATAAGACCATATTGATTTCTTGTTATTGAGTTAGGTGGAACTACTTGAGGCGCTTGTTGGTTTTGCTCTGAAATAACTACCGATTCAAATAATTGTGAACTTCCAATTGAAATTGTATTTTCTTCTGCTTTGATTTTTGGGCTCATTTTAAGATGATACTACTTTTTAAAGATTTAGTCAATACTAAAAATATATAAATTGTCTAATTCTTTATAGAGATCACCATTATTTTGAAAATCAAAATATTCATGTAATGACTCTTTGTAGCTTGTATTTGATTTAAAATTATCAAAAGAAGGATACATTTTACCTTGACTTAAAAGCATTTTACTTGATTTAAATTTTAAATTATTTTTATCAAAAGATTTAATAATATCTTTATTATTTTCCAGATTTTTTACAATAATATTACAAAAGTCCATGGTATGAATTTTGATCTTTTCTATTTTATCTTCTGGAATAAAAGATAATATAGAGAATTTTATTCCATTATTTTTTAAATTTTCTATAAATTTAATATCAAAGTTTGATTCATCATTAATTATAAAATAAACATTTAGAATATTGTTCTTGAATTTAATTAATTCATTTATATTAATAGATTTATCCGTTAAGATGTTGGTTTTATATACGCTTAATATATTAAATAAAAACATTTCATTAAAATAATAATCCATTCGCACATTTGCTATATCTATATTAAATGAGGACAAATTAGGAACATGATCTGGAATAATTTCTACAGATCTTATATTACTCGCTTCTCCAAAGTAAATTGTTTTATTTTTAATAGTTTCATTAATATTTAATTTTTTAAGAACACTATTAGAAATATCTTCTGGTTTTATAGTATTGATCGTTTTTGGGTTTTCAAAAGCTGCATAAGATGGTTTTTTACCTTTCAAATCTGCAAATAATAAATCACAATCCTCAGAAGAAGACCAGTATGGTGCAGATTGATTTGGATACATATTGCAGTAAAGTCCAACTATTTTTTTATCAAATGCTGAAGCGAAATGAATTGGGAGACTATCTATACCAACGTGAAGTAATGAATTTTTAATTAAATATGCTAAATTATTTAAATTAGTTTGTCCATTTGTTGAATAGCAAAAAGGTATAGGTTGATCTTCTTTTCCTCCGACTTGAACTATTTTAATATTATGTTTTTCTAAAATAGGAAATAAATTAGTTGTTACTTCTTCCCAATGGTCGTATTCTCTAGATGGGAATTTTCCCTTTGGATGTAATGTTATATATTTCTCAAACGGTAGTGGGAAAAATTCTTCACTTATGTACGGTTTAGAAATTGATACTCCGCAATTTAAAGCGTATTGTTCTAGAATATGCATATTATATATTATTATTTTTAATATTAAATTCTATTTTATCTTTTCCATTATGGAGATAATTCAAAACTCTTTGAGTACCTACATGTGGTAAAAATGCAATTTCAAAAAATCCTTTATGGTCGCCAGCACCTTCTAACCACATCAAATTATCCATTTGTTGGATATAAGGAATGGTTTTATAAATATATTCATTACCATTTAGAATAGAAAAATATTCCTGTTTTGTTGCAAAATATATATTATATTCTGGATACATCTTTTTAATTGATGGAAGTAAACTCGTAGCCATGAATACGTCACCAGCACTTTCTGGCATAACTAGTAATAATCTTTTTCCATCATCATCTTTACCTAAAATTTCTTCAAATGGAATTTGTTTGTTTTTATTCAAGTCTTCTGTGGAAACTTTTCTAAAATATGATTCTACATCATTTCTAGAAGCTCCTTTTGCAAGTTGATCCATCCAGTAAATGAATCCAGAATCATTTTCGTTAATATTTTTAAGACAAAGAATATTGTGGTATAAATATAAAATCCAATCCTTATTCTCTTTTATTTCTGGTACAACTGCGTTAGGGTTTCTTTCAATTTGAGAATTTGAAAATTCAAAGTTTGTGTTTTCGGAATTGTCTATAAAATTTTCTATAGTTGAACCTACAGATTCTACTGAATAATTTTTAATTGTCCATTCTCTTGCTTTTTTGCCCATTTCTACTTTTTCAGCTTTAGACATTTTATATACTTTATTTAAATTCTTCGCTATAGAAGTTGGGTAGGTGGAAGCTTTTCTAAACTCTGTACCATGCTCTCTATACTCTGACCATTCTAGTGGAATAGAGCCAGCGTCTTTTTCGCACATCTCTTCACCACATGAATAATTTGTAACTAAAGTAATTAATTCTGTAAGTTTAGCTTCTTGAATTGGAATCTCTTGTCCTCCACTAGTAAATGGATGACAATATACATCCATTAAATTATAAACTTCATTTAATTGCTGCTCCGTAACTCCAATACTAACATTTGTGGTCGTTTGACTTTTTTCTGCACCACAATATTTACAATTTAAATCTTGACCCGTAAAATTCTTAATTTCATACTCTCCGCAATTTTTACATATATAAGTAGTTAGTACTTCTACTGGATTTACATTTAATTCTTTACAGAGCTTATGAATATTCCATCCTTCTCCCCAATGAGTGTGAAGAAGTAAAAATGTATTTTTAATGTCTGGATTTTCTTTTTTCCATAAAGCATATCCTTCTAAAAGATTAGGAACACTTTTTCTCAATTGATTTCTAAAAACGAAACCAATTATAAATGCATCTTGGGATAAGTTGTATTTATTTCTTAATTTTTTTCTATCAAAATCTGATAATCTATAAAAATCCTTAGACTCTAAACATCCATGCACAGTTTTAATGTGTTTGTATCCCATGCTATTTAATGCTTTCGTAGCAAAATTACTCCAAATCCAATAATTTTTAACTTTTGGTGCACAAGAAATTGCTGAATCCAATATCGGTAATGAGTCTAAAGTCGTCCAAATAACAGAATTTATCTTATTAAACCAAGGTTTATCTATGGCAAAGTCAACTCCCCAAATATCTTGAACAGCAATATATATATCTGGCTTCTCTTGATCAATAATCCTATCTAGATAATGAGCACCATAGCTTGCCATTCTAGCTAAATTTGGATCTCTGTTTAAAAGTTCTAATTCTTGTTGTGTGTCTGGTAATGATCCAATTGATTTCCATGGAGTTCTTTTTAATTCTGGATGACTCCAAGGCATTCCACAGCAATAATGAACTAAATCATATTTATTTGAATTATATAAGTATTTTAAAAGAGTTTTAGCGTTTCTTCCGAAGCCTGTTTTGGCAAGGGAAAAATCAGTTTGTATTAAAACTTTTTTCTTTTTATTCACCAAAGATCGCCTTCTGCGTCTATATTCGATGTTGAGTCAGTAGATTCAGTCTTTCTATTCTTCAATCTTTTAATATTTTCTACTTCTTGTTGATGAAATGTTGAATGTAATGCGAATTTTAAAAATTCTTTAATAAGAGAGGCTTCATTAAAATAAAAACCAATTAAATAAGATTGCTTATTTTCGCTATTTTGCTTGTCTTCTTTATTTACTGAATAAGAATATCCTACTTGTTTATCATCTTTAATATATGGACAAAACTTAATTCTTGTGGTTTGTTTTTCAGAAGTATGATAAGCAGAAAATTCTACGTTTCTTTGAATTGAATCTAAAATTCCAGCTGCCTCAGTTAAAGAGAACTTAATTTTAACGCTTTTATTTGGATTATTTTGATTTTCTGAAAATGAACCTATCTTCTTGGCATCATTCCAAGAGGATTGTTTAATTAATGACCCCCATATAGAGGCATCTTTCGTATTTACTGTAAAGCTACAAGCTGTTCCAGTGTTTTTGCTGTTTGGTTTATAAAATGAAATCATATAGTTTATATTATATCAACTATAATTAAATGTCAATTATTTTTATCAATCTTTTTTAAATCATTCAATTTCATGTAAATTTGATGATCTTGTATAGCTATTAAATCTCCAAATATACAATCATCTCTTTTTGAGCCCTTTGCTATCACAATATTACCTTCTTCAAATGATTTGTTATTTAATAGTTTATTATTTTCAATATTATCATTAAATATTAATACGCTAATTGATGATGTTTCGTCTGATATTTTTAATCTTACATATCTAGTTTTCTTTTCATTTTTAGAGACGCCAGTATAAACTTCTTCAATTTGACCAACGAAAGCTACTTTTGTGTTGACTTGCTCATCAATAACATCGCTTATATATTTAAGATTTTCTCTCTTTTCTGCGAAGATATCTCTGAGATTCTTATTATAAGTATATCCCAAAAGCTTCTTTTCATAATACCAGTTTGCAAAACTTTCACTTTTACTGTTTTGATTATAAATTTGAAGATATGGTTCGTATTTAGTCTTAATAGTATTTAATCTTGCATCTTTAATCACTACGTTACCCTTTTCGTCAGTAAACTTATTAAGATGTTTAATGATTTTAATTAAATCGTAATCAAATTTTTCGGCAAATGAAATAGAGTATTTCTTTTCTTTTGCAGTTAAAATATTCCATAATTGAGCTTCTAGTACAATTTTGCTTCTAGATTGACTAAAGCCACTCAATGCTCCAGCTTGAATTAAAGAAGATAGCACTCCAATATTAAGATTGGCTTCTTCTGCTGCTTGAAATATTTCGAATTTATTAGAATATTTATTTCTAAAACTATTAAGCTTTTCAATCGACTTATCACTAATACCCTTGATTGATAATAAACCAAATCTAATGTCTTTGTCTTCTATTGAGAAATCCATCTGTGATTTAATAATATGAGGTGGAAGAAGTTTAATATCAAATTCATGCATCTCTTTTTGAATCTTAGAAATTTCACCAATTGGATCTGGCTCATTTCTACTCATCTTTAATAAAGATAAAAAGAATTGCTGTGGATAGTTAAATTTTAAATAAATTGTAACTGCGGCTAAAGCTGCGTAAGCTAACGAATGACTCTTATTGAAAGAATAATTTGCTGAATCCTCTAGGATTTTCCAAAGAATTTCTCCTACTTCTTTGGGAATTTTATTTTCTTTGATCTTCGTTTCAATTTTTTTCTTCCATGCTTTAATTTCTTCGGTTTTCTTTTTACCCACGATTCTTCTTAAGATTTCTGCTTCGTCAAGACTAAATCCAATTTTATTAGCCATCTTCATTAGCTGTTCTTGATAAAGAGCTACCCCACCTGTTTCTTTTAGAATCTCATCAAAAAATGGATGGATACTTTCTGATTGCTGATAATTTGTATGAGCAGCGTATTTGTCAACGAATTGTAATGCTCCAGGTCTTGCTAAGGCTAATACTCCACTAAGTTCTTCAAGATTTTTAGGTTTTACTTTTTGGCAAACTCTAAAATTAGTCTCTGCTTCGATTTGGAATAGTCCATGAGGTGATCTTAATTCTTGTAAATTTCTATAAATAGTTTCATGATTTAAATCAATATCTTCTACTTTAATTCCTATGCTTTTACAAACGTCATCAACTACAGAAACGCTCCTTAAACCTAGGATATCAAGTTTAATATTAAATATACTAACCCAATTCATATCAAAACTAGAAACTGGCTCTTTATCAGAAGAAAATTCTGTAGGACATACCGTTTCTAAATCATAGTAAGAAAGAAGAACTCCAGATGGATGAACTCCTTTATTCTTGATTAAATCTCTTAATTTCAAAGCGATTTGAAATGTTTCTTTATTCTCATCGCACCAATCTTTAAATTTTTCTACTTCTTCGTATGCTGTGTTGATATCTTTAACTTGACCATAAACTTTAGGAATTAACGAAGAAATATTAGTCATCTCTTCTTCACTTTTTTCGCCTACGATCTTTCCGCACTCCTTAATAAGCAGTTTTCCACTTAGAGTATTTAATGTTAAAATTTTACTAGTTTTACCTTTAAATTTTGTTTCTAGATATTGAAGTACTTTTTGACGATTATAATAACAAATATCAAGATCTACGTCGCACATTAAACTACCATCCAAATACGTTATCCCATCAATAACCTGCTTTTTAGCTCGAATCTTGGATATAAATCTTTCGAAATAAAGGTCATATTTTACTGGATCAATTCTAGTTACTCCAATCAAATATAAAATTAATGATCCTGCTGCTGAACCTCTGCCTAACCCTACTGGAATATCACTAGTCTTACAGAAATTAATAACATCCCAAACTAATAAAATATAATCAATAAACCCTAATTCTTTTAAAGTGTCTAATTCATATTTGGCTCTATCAATATACTTTTTATAATCTTTATTATTTTTATCTATATTTAATTTTTTAAATCCATTTAAAGCTAATGCTCTTAAAAAATCATAATTTGAAACATCTTCGCTAATATTTAAATGCCTCTTAAGAGATGGCTCTATTGAAAACTCTGGAAGTCTGACTCCATGCAGCCCCAAATCTGTATTATCAAATTTATCTGAAAATATTTTATCGTCTAAATGTTTATTCATCTGAGTCTTCTTCTTGCTCTCTTTCTATCTTATCTATTTCCCTATTAAAAGCGTCTAGTCCAGTTGCCAGTATCTTCATTGAAGCTTTATCTCTTAAAGAAAAGAAAACGTCAGCTTTACCGTTTTTCTTTCCTTTGGTTACAGTAATAAGAAGATAATCAATATTATTGTCCTCTAGTTTTTGTGTCATGTCATATACGTCGTCTAATGATGCCATATTATACCTCTATTTGCCATTTCAATTTATTCCATACTTTTAAGTTTAAGTCAAGATCATTAATTGCATCATGAAGTTTTTCGTAATCATGCTCTATTCCATTTTCTTTTCCTAGGAAAGTCAAAGAGCTTTTAACGTTCTTTTTTCTAGTATGAAGAATTTTATATTGATATTCAGTTAAATTATCTTTTGAATTGTAAGGCATTTCATATTTTATACCTCTTGATATTGCATTTGTATCAATAAATTTACTTACAAGATGATGCCAATTACAACCCATATATTTATAATACTCTTTTATAAGATAGATATCAAATCCAAGAGTATTATGACCAATTATATAATCTGCATTATCTAGCCAATCTTTGATAGTTGCAAATACTTCTTTGGGATCGTGTCCTTCTTTTTGAACTTTCTTATGATCATATCTTGTAATTCTGGCTGCGTCTTGACTGATTTTTAAATCTGTTTGCCATTTTAAATAAAAATTCTTTTGATCAATTTTCTTGTCACCTTGAACTTTAAGCATAGCAATTTGCCAAGGTATGTTATGGCAAAAATTCAAACAAAGATTAAATGTTTCGCAATCAATAAAAACTAAGGTCTTGTTTTTGTTATATCTTAAAAGATGTTCGTCCATAGTTTTATTTTTCCTTCCAACTTTCAAAACAAAATTCATTGCTACTCATATGCTCAAGATCTGGTTTATTTAAAACAGTTCTTTTATTGATGCACCTAAAGGTCAAATAGGTTTTAAAGTCTTTTCTATCACTATAATAAATACTTTTTGCATTAAAAACTTCTAGTTTATTCTTTTCTGCAAATGATAGCATTTTATTTTTAATAAGAAAATCAAAAGGTAATTCATTCTCTTCAATAAATACTACTGGCTTAGTAAAGTCTATTTGAGGAACACATATGCTGTTTTTTAGAGTATTATTAAATATAAAAGAATCATAGAATGGAATACCTATAATTAAATCATCTGACCAATTATTCTTTATCGTTATATAATCTAGTCTAGGTTCATAATAAAAACCATCTTTGGCGCCAATACTAAATAGTTTAGTTAAAGATTCATAGCCTTTTTTATTTTTAAAGAAAAGTATCAGTTTTGAGTTTTTAACTCTTGATTCATCAGTTTTATCAGCCATTGAGTCTGTAACGGAAATTCTTAATCCATAATTCAATTTAATATCGTTGTTCTTGCAATTTGTATAAGCTTCAAGAAATGATGACATATTATCTTCTACTAAGAATATCTCTTTTAATTTATTTTGTTTAGCTATTTGAATAATAGAGTCGGGATATTCATCTCTTTCAGACTTATCTTCTAGAGTAAGAATAGATCTTCCTAAAGAATAATGAGATTTAAATAAAGGTATCATTTTTATCAATATAACAAGAGTTTACAAATATATCAATCTAAAAATTCGTCTTTTGAGTTATCTTTGGCGAAACTGGTTTGAAATTTTGGACACCCTTCATATTTTCGAGTTTCTATTTTAAATCCTTTAATATCTTTAAAATTATCTTCTAGACTAGTTTCTACTATTTCGTCTTTGTCGTCTACTTTAACGTAATATGTATATGGATCTTTATATGGACACTTCCATCCTCCAACTTGGCACATCCATTTATTTTTTACGCTATCAATTGCAAAATTTGCTTTAGCTGAATTTTCATCAAATTTATTTATATAATCATTAATATGTTCTAAATAATGCTCGAATCCTTTGATTTGATCTTCATCAAAAGATAATTCTTGAATTGGTTGTTTAGGAAACCTTAAGAATAAGAATTTAACAATAGGTTTTAATTTTGGCCATAGCTTCTTGCTTGCAAGGCTATACATCATAGCTTGAATGTTGGCTTCTAGATCATCACCCCTAAATTTATATTTAGAGCTCTTGTAATCAATTATATGCATTTCTTTTTTGATTTGAACGGGTTTATCTATGAAGCCGCGGATATGATATTTGGGTTCATCATTTTTAATATCAAATGAATACTCTGGTTTCACTATCTCCCCGCCTTCTCCAAAGAAATCATTTTTAAGACCAACTAAAATCATATCATTCAACAACTTATAATTGCTTTCATCTAGTTTAACTTTTGCTGATAATTTTTTAACTAATCTATCTACTCCTTCATCTCCATTAATAGCGTTCTTTTTTATTATTCTTTTATAATTTTTAAGATGCCTTTTATTTAAAAGTAATTCAAAAATAGTATGACATATAGTACCTCTCAGAGCGCCATCATTTTGAGATTGTGGTACTTTGGCATGATAATTAAGCCAGTAAACCCAAGAACAAGTTTCTAGGGTTTTGATTCTAGAGGCGGATAATACTTTTAAAGATTCTTTTTCCATTGAATTATTTCTTCTGTAGTCATCTCTCCGAAATCTTTTTTAAGTGGTAATGATATCTTCAATTGTCTATCGTCAAAATATCTTTTTAATTTAGAATAAATTTTCTCTGAGGCGATATTTCCAGCGTGATTTTTACTTGAGTCATTATTTAAGCTGATATATATTTTTTTAATATCAATTTTTAAAAGATAATTTAAAATTGGCAAACTCAAACTTACTCCAAATGTAACAATAATATTTTTAATTCCAGCTTGCCAAAGACTAAGTAAATCTCCAATACTTTCTACAAGAATAACTTCTTTTTCATTTTCTATAATTTTTGAATTTAAAAACAGAGGATAAATGAATTCGCTCTTTTCTCCGAGATGCTTCCATTTGATTTTAGATAGATTTGATACATCTCTTCCAGAGAATCCAGCGATATTATTATTTAAATTAAAAATTGGAAATACATATCTATTTTTCATCTTACCCATTTTTGCAACACCACCCTTAAACTCTCCTATTATTTCTTTTTGTATATTTCTATTAATCCAATAATCATGATTATTTTCTAGTTTAGATAGTAATTCTATATCAAATGTTTTGGTTGATTTTAATAAGGGTTTTTCTATTTCTTTTGGTTGGTGAAATGCAAAATTTTTATTTTGCAACCATTCTTTAGCTTTACTTGCATCTTCTAATTTAAGCGTCATCCCAACTAACGAACTAAAATCTCCACTTATATTTTCTTTAAAATCAAACCAATGACCTGTATCTTTATAAATTTTTAAAACTGTGTCGTTATCGCTATCTCTGTAAAGTGGTCTAGCTCTATACTCTTTACCGCAATCTTTTAACTTGTATCCTAAATCAGTTAAAATTTGATAAACATTTAATTGTTCCATTCTAAAGCCTCACTTATCGTAGGGAATTCTTTCATAAAAATCTTTTTACATTTTTCTGCAATTAATCTATGTTCTTTTTGAGTATTTTGTTCTGTCCTTAACTCAATATAATGAACCCAACTTCTTAATGATCCTTTCATATACATAGTCGTCTCTGTGCTTAATGGTAATACCATTCTCGCAACTTCTTTAGCCACTCCATTTTCAATCATTGTATCATAACAATGTTGAGATAAAGATAAGCTTTCTGCAATAAGTTCGCTTATTTTTTCATAAGCTGGGCTATTTACTGATAAGAGCTTTTCTCCTACTTGTCTATTTTTATCTCCTTGTAGTCTAAGTTCAATGTCTTCATATTCTGTTGCTAAACTATATCTTTGACTAAATTCTTGAAAGCTAAACGACCTATGTCTTAAAATTTGAGCAGCGATTCCACGACTAGTTTTAATTTCAACGCACATATCAACGAGTTCAAATGGACTCCAGTGTTTATGTTGAATCAAGAATTTTAATAATTTTGGAGCAGTTTCAGTATTCATTTGATTTGATGGATTACTAACTCTAGCGCAATACGCAACTAAGTCTTCTGGATTTTTTAATCCTTTTATTTCTGGTTTTGTAATTGATATTAATTCTACGTTCATAATAATTCTCCATCATTTGCATTTGCATCATTCAATTCATATTGTTCTCTTTGACGCTCTGCTACATCAACAAGAGATCCTCTCTCTTCTATGTTAAAATTTTGAACATTATAATTTAAGTAATTTTGTGACCATACTTCTTTTCCAGTGCAATCTAATCTTCTAACTAAATCTTGATGGCCAGCTGCATCTTTTCCTTGGAATCTTGTTTTAGTTGGGATTAATTTATGAGTTCCAAATGTTTGACCATCAAGAGTAACCTCATCTAATGTTTTTCTTCTAAAGATTGCTACAAATGAGGCGAACCATTGTAGTCTGTCTGAAAGCGAAATAACAGAACTATCATCGACTACTTCTGAACCTTTTCTATTGAAACTTTCTCCAGTTCTATTTAATTGCATGGCAGTAATAATTGGACAATGAATCTCTTCGGAAATTCTTTTTAACTTATCAATCTTATCTCCAATTGCTTGATGTTCCGCCCAATTTTGACCGACCTTTTCTCCAGTTAATTTAATGTAATCATAAGCTATCATGGCTTGATTTCCTCTTCCGACCTTAGATAGATACCATCTGCGAATAATAGAGCATACTTGATCAATATTTTTATTTCCTACATGATAATGAAAGTATTCATATTTTTTAACTTTAGACCAAGCTTCTCTTACTTTCTTGGTCATTTCTTCATTTTTACGCCAATTACCAGTTTCAAGATACCAAACTGGTACTCCACTTAAAGACGCAACCATTCTCAATTGAATATCCACAGTTTGCATTTCAGTATCAAGAATAAGGGTTTTCGTTTTATTTTTAGGATTAATTGAAGTTTTAAAGCAGATGTCATTTAGCCATGTTGATTTACCTTGACCTGGCCTACTAGCAATAGCATAAATGTTTCCATTCTTTAAGCCACCGTACATTCTATTGAATTCAGAATATGGAGTTATAAGTCCAGTATCTTCTTTTGGACTGTTGCCAATTTCTTCTACAAGATCTTCAACGCCTTCAAAGATATTAATTGGAACGTCATTCTCTGAATAAGAAGATATTTTTTTATTATATATTTGGTCTATTTTTCCTATAATCTCATCCAAATTATCATCTGCATTTTTTACTACATAATCTTTTAGCTTATCCGCCGTTTGAGATATTTCTCTTCTTATCCTTAATTTTAATAACTCTTTGCATGATTCCATAGTGGCTTGTTCAGTTATTTGAGAGAAAGTTAAATTGTCAATATAATCAAAAATATTAATATCATCTTTAAACGAAATTCCTAAATTCTTAATTCTTTCGGCAAGAAGAACTTTATCTACGTTTTCGCCTTTATGTTTAATGTTTTTAAATACGGAATATATTGTTGAATGGACATCGTTAAAAAAATCATTTTCAGATAAGAAAATATCTATATCCGCAAATAGGTCTTGATGCTTCAACAAGCCGCTTAATACATGTCTTTCTACCTGTAAAGAATAAATCATCCTTTATATATGATACCTCAGTAAAAATTAAAAGTCAAGTGTTTTAAACTTAATCTTTATCTTCGTCAAAATCGTCTTCTTCGTTTTTTCTTGCTATTAAGTCTGTTGTGGCTTCTAAATTTAATTGATCTATGCTTTGACTCCATGTATTAATATAATATAATAAAGCCATAGCATTTATTTGATTATCGAATTTAGTGAATACTTGCGGATCACCCTTACTTGAAAAATTAAAAAGTATATATCCTCCAAAACTGCATTCATCAATTTGTTTTAATAATGAATCTGGTATTTTAAATTTTTTCTTATTTGTCACTATTAAATTTTACACTTAAATAATTAAAACTCCGCATTTTTCTTCTATATATTGTGGTGAAAGTTTTTTTAAATCAGCTTCATATAGTTCAAGGAATTTAAATTCGTTCATTTCAAGCCACTTTTCTTTTTTAACATCTCTTTTTATGCTTTGAAGATACTTTAATCTAGAGTTATCATGAAAAAATTCATTAAAGGATTCATGTTGATTGCCTTGAATCTCGATTGCTATCTTTTTTGTTGCATTTAATATATCGACTTTAAGCATCGTTCCATAAACTGGAAACTCTTCGTAAACTATATGATTCTTCCAATAAGGATAAAAAAATTGTTTAAACTTAAATTGAAGTTTACTCCGACTTTTGCCTTCCCAGTTTATTAAATTCTTTCTTACGTTTTTATTAACGAGTGTTCCGTTAATATTTAATAATCTCATGACGCAAGAGTTTTAATGAATTTATTATAAAAATAATCTACTAGTGATTTATTCTCTTCAAGATAGGCTCTTAAATTATCAATGCCTTGATGCTGTTTCTTTAGTTCAAGATTTTGTTGTTTAAGCTCTTCTATAATCTCATCCGAGAAAGTTACCCATGCTCCTTTGGCGCTTGCAAATTCCCAAGAAAGAATTTGATCAATGATTTCGTACTCTCTCCAAACAGAAGATCCATCCTTACGACCATATTTGATTGGATATTGAACTTTTGAATTAGTTGATTCATTAGTAGATTTCTTAATGGCAATTTTAACATTATGTCCAATAATTTTATTTTTAATTGGATCGTATCTGTCATTTGGCTTTTCAAGAATAAGATCTTTGTTAAATTTTGGTTCAAATTCAAGAATCCAATTAGCAAAATGCAATAGTGCATTACCGCCAGTAGCAGTAGTTTGACGAATATCTTTATTCGCGGCATAAGGATCAAGCTTAATATCAGATCGCACTTGACTAATAAAAATAGCGATATGACCACGTTTAGAAAGAGCGAGAGAAATCTTTTTCATCAACATTGATGAAATAACTGCTCCTCCTGCGACTTTTGTAGCTTCGCTCATGCTCTTTTGAGAGTCACCTTTTGTCATTAAACCATCAACTGAATCAAGAATAAAAATATATCTCTTATTCTCATCGTTAGATTGAATAAGATCTTTCATCAATTCTGAGACTGTTTCAAAAATATTACATTCAAATACAAAACAAGTTCCGTCCGCCCATTCCTTTGGGTCAGTTACAAATTTAATTCCAGATCGCTCTTTGACTTCCTTGCTTAATCTTCCTTCGGCTTTAAAAAGTAAAGCTCTAGAGTTTTCTATTGACTTAAGAAAGTTCTTCGCTACCTCTAGTGCTTCTGAGGTCTTGCCGCCCTCATTCATTCCAATAAATCTATGTAGCCCTGGGCATAAACCACCACCCGTAGCTATGTCTAGATTTAAACTACCAGTTGATACTTTATAATTAATTTCATCTTCAAAATTATAATGATCTTCTTTATTATCTTTTAAAAATGATAAAAGTCTATCTGATACGCTTGGACCAGATGATTCAACAATTTCTTCTTTAGGTTTTCTTCCCATATCTTATAAATTCTAACAGAGTTTTAGGTTTTTGGCAAACTTTTTTATCTTCTGCTACTTTGTTTTCTTTTAATTCTATTTTAGCAATGCTTAAATTCATATTAAAGCTTTCATATTCTTTTAAAAGAAACGCTTTGCCTTCTGACTTTAAGAACCAAGCTAGTGATGGAGGGGGACTTCCTAGTTCTTTAAGATTATCCCAAAAGTCGAAAGATTTAAATTTATTAGTAAGTCTTTGAGCTATTTTAATTTCTCTTGCCCAATTTATATTGCCTTTGACATATTTTTTAACTATTAATTGACAAAGTTTATGATTTGAAATTTTCAATATCGCATTCTACCATCTTTTTCACTAAATTGTCAAATAAAATTTTAGGTTTCCATCCAAGCTCTTCCCTTGCTTTATTTGAATTTCCTAGTAATAATTCTACTTCTGCTGGTCTATAAAATTTAGGGTTAACTTGAACTAAAATTTTCTTATCATTTGATACATACATGGTATGTTCATTTTCTCCTATCCAATTGCCTTTAATTTCAGCTATATTAAAAGCTTTTTCAACAAATTCTTTAATAGTGTGTGTTTCATTAGATGAAAATACATATTCTTGTGGTATTCCATTATAATTAGAATTATATTCATCTTGATTAAGCATCATCCATACGCCTTCTATAAAATCTTCTGCATCGCTCCAATCTCTTTTTGCTTCCATATTTCCAAGTTCCATTGGTTTGAACTCTTCATTATTTTTTAAAGAATTATATATTCTTGCTATATTTTTGGTAATTTTTCTAGTTACAAACTCCTCTCCTCTTCTTACTCCTTCGTGATTAAATAACCATCCTTGAATTGCGTAAAGATTATAAGAATCTCTATATACTTTAATTAATTGTCTAGAAGCAGCTTTACTAGCTCCATATGGGCTTCTTGGTCTTAATGGATGTTTTTCGTCTTGAGGACTATATAATACATTTCCAAATTCTTCGCTAGATCCAGCTTGATATAATCTACAAGATGGTTTATAAAGTCTAATCGCCTCTAATATATCTAAAACGCTTGTTGAATTAGTTGCCCATGTTTGTTTTGCGAAATCCCAACTACTAGCTACAAAACTTTGGGCTGCAAAATTAATAAAATAATCTGGTTGTAATTTTTCTACTGTACGGGCAATAGCATGTGAATCGGTTAAATCAAAATTAATTAAATGAAATCTATCAGATTGAATATGTTTAATGTTTTCATGATTATATACGCTAAGTCTTCTGACTCCACCGAAAATCAATAGGTCAGTATTTTTTAAGAGAAAATCTGCCATATGACTTCCATCTTGACCTGTTACTCCAGTTATTACTACGGTTTTTCTACCTTTTATAAGTTTACTTGCGTCTTCAATATTTAAAATATTTGCAGTATCTATTTTCTTCCCATGATATGTTTCTATAAAATTTGTATTCATTATATATTTTTACTTTTTTGTAGCGCAGAGCCAATAATTTGGTGCATGTCGTAATATCTATATTCTGCTAGTCTTCCTCCGAATAATGTATTATTCTCTTTTTCGCTCATTTGTCTATATTTTTTATATAGATCATTATTTTTATCATTATTTATAGGATAATATGGAGTGTTCTCCCCTTTAATATAATTCTCTGGATACTCTTTGGTAATATAAGTAATATCTTGCTGTCCAAATTCAAAATGTTTATGCTCTATTATTCTCGTATATGGAACATTTTCATCTGTATAGTTAATGTACGCATTACCTTGATAATCTTTTATATTTAATTTAAATTCCTCAAACCTTAGAGATCTATATTCTAATTCTCCGTATTTATAATTATAGAATTCATCTATTTTACCAGTAAAAATAACCTTATCAGCTTTTTGATTCCAATAATCTCTTCTATCAAAATAATTTTCATTTAATATTACTTCTATTCCTTCGGTCATATTTTCTATAATTTTAGTATAACCACCAATTGGAATGCCTTGATATTTATCAAAAAAATAATTATCATCAAAATTTAATCTAATTGGTAGTCTTTTTATAATAAAAGAAGGAAGATCTTTGGGCTCTTTGCTCCATTGTTTCTTTGTATATCCATGAATAAAAGTATAGTAAAGCTCTTCTCCTACTTGAGACAAAATCCACTCTTCTAGATTCTTTGGCTCTTCAATTTTAACTTTAACTGAATCTAATTTTAATTTGGCTTCCTCTGGAGTTTTTATTCCCCAAAGCTGATATAAAGTAAATAAATTAATTGGAAATGAATAAAGCTTGTCCTTGTAATTTACTTTTGGTCTATTAATGAAGTGATTAAATCTTGTAAATCTATTAGCGTAATTCCATATTTCATCATTATTCGTATGAAATATGTGCGGGCCATAAGTATGAATATTAATACCGTTTTTATTTTCAGTATAAATATTTCCACCAATATGATTCCTTGAGTCAATAATTAAGCATCTCTTGCCCTTTTCTTTTGCTTGCTGGGCAAAGGTTACTCCAAATAAACCACATCCAACTATTAAAAAATCATATTTCATTTTTTCCAAAAACTATACATGTTTTTTTCTATTTCATATTTCATGTATTCAACTTTCTTTTCTGGAAAAGATAAGTAATGATTATACATGTCTTTTATTAGTTTCTCTAGATCTGTGTCGTCTTGAAAATTTAATTCTTTTTTAGCTTTTTTATGATCACAATAAGCGTGAACCACTTCTTTTCTTTTTTCAAGAAATACTAATTTAGATTTATTGAATCCAAACTCTGTTCCGACTTTTAATACTAACTCCGCTGCATCTTTAATTGTGATTGGATTATCTGATCCAATATTGTAAAAATTATTATCAAAAGAATAAAGTAATTTTTCAATTGGTTCGCATAAGAATTTGCAATCAGAGAAAGCCCTTGTTTGTAGCCCATCTCCATATATGGTAATATCTTCTCCAAGAGAGCATTGTCTAATCCATATTGCTATCGCATTCCTATATCTATCCCAATAATTTTGATATTTAGAAACTACATTATGTGGCAGTATTGTTGAGTATCTTAATCCAAAATGCTCATAAGCTTCTTTTAAATCCATTTCTACTGCTAGTTTAGCTATTCCATAACAATCTTTTGGATCTCTTAAATCAGATTCTTTAAATGGAGGCTTGCCTTCTCCATAAGTAGCAAAGCTAGAGAAGTTTACTATTTTCTCAATATTATTATTTATACATGCATTAATGATATTAACCGATCCGATTAAATTATTTTGATAATTATAATTTCTTATAAATGGGCTAAGTATTTCTGCTGCATAAGCCGCACAATGAATTACAAAATTTGGTTTTTCAATCTCAAAAGTTTTATTAATAAAATTTTGATCGCAAATATTGCCCAAATAAAATTTTGCTTCACTAGGAATATTCTCTATGAATCCACCGCTTAAATCATCTAGAATAATTACTTGATATTTTTTATCAATAAAATATCTAGCTAAAATAGAACCTATCATTCCTGCCCCACCAGTTATTAAAAGTTTTTTCATAATTAACCCCAAAGATGAAGTTGGGCTCCTTTTTTATCTAATTCATTCCTATACGAATCTGCAGATAGATACTCATTTGGATTTTTAAGCATAAAATGGTGGAATTCACAATATATAGCACAATAATCTACGTTAAAAATATTTCTATATTCAGATTTAATAAATTTATTTAAAATTGCAAATTCTGCTCCTTCTGCATCAATTTTAATTATTAAATTATTTATTTTTTTAGATGTAGTAATATTCATTATAAAATTAAATGCATCAATGCATTTTACTTTAACTGGAGCATTTATATATGAACTTCTATTGAAATCATAATTTTTAAAGACAGGATTTTCATATACATCTTTTACTATGGTGTTACCCATGTGATTCTCTTCAAGACCCTTATCAAAAAATAAATCTACTTCCCCATCAAAATCTGCGCATGCAGCATTATGCCTATTTATTTGTGGTATTAGTTTTAACGATTCGTTCATATCTTTAAATGAATGAGGATATCCAATCTGTCTTTCTGTATTATTTTCTCCAGCAGTTTTAAATAAATATGGATGCGGCTCAAACGTATGAATTTCCCAATCTTGGTTAGTCATATTATATTTGTTAATAAAATTAAACAGCCCACCACCCATATGAGTTCCAATATCAATAAATAAATTATTCATAATCATTTTTAAATCTGATATAATTTCTTCCAAAATTTTATATCACGTATGTATTCTTTTTTATTATATTTTACGAGTTTAAAAATTATTTTTGAATTGTTAAACTTTTCAATATCATATTTTACATCTTTTTTTGCAAAGTCCATTACAAATTCTATTAACTTAATTCTATTTTTTTTATCTTCTGTAACAAAAATTGGTATACGATAATAGGGTGGATCTTTAATTACTGTAATAATTCCATACTGTGTAAAAAATAATCCATCTTTAAAAGCGCAGTGCATCAAGGTGTTTGGAATATTTTCTCCATTATTTGGAAACTCTGGTATTTTTAATTTTATATATTCTGTTAAAGAATAAATTTTGTCAATATCTTTTGCGTCGGTTTTAATTTTTTTTTCATTGTTAATTGTTGGAACTGGATTATCAAATACATTTATTCCAAGTTCTCTTAACTTAATTAATTCTAATTTTAAAATTTCTTGTTTAATTTTTGGATCTTCCATATTTAATGCTTCGATTTGAAATTTAATCGGATCCATTTCATCTCTTCGAGAGGTTATGCTAAATTTATTCATAAAATAAATGTTTATACTTTTCTTTATTATCTAAAACATATTTAGGTAAATCTTGATTATTTTTTATTTCTTTTAAAACATAACCATTTCTACCAAGAACATCAATTCTATTTTTAACTCTTTCAGAAATTAGCATTTCATCTAAATCTAAATGAACCATTTCGGTATGTCCTCCATTTTTAATTTTATTAATAATATTTCGTGCATCACCAAAATAAGAAAAATGCCAACCGCCATCGTTTACTACTGATTGTATATTGTATCTATTAAATCTAATGTTTTGTAGATTAGCTTCGTTTTTAAATTTAGCTTTAAATGCTATTGATCCATGCCAATTTGCGTGATCATTTGGTTCTATAAATTTACTATTAAAATTAAAATAATACATATCTTGTCTAAAAACAGCAATCTCTAAAGATTTGTCAAAATTATCTATCTTGGGAATTTCATCTACATCTGAAAATATAATTATATCTTCATTATTAAACGAATCTGGTATGCCATTTAAAATATAATTCCTATTAAAATATTCTCTATTTTCTACTGAAGCATTATCTGGGAACTTTTCAACGACTAAATGCACGATCTTTTCATTGAACTGGGAAAATCTGTCTTTATTTTTTTCATATACCAAGTCTTTAGGCTTTCCAGCAAAAGTTTCTTTTGATTCGCAAATTAAAAAATTATCTACTTTATCATTTAACTCATTTAAACGAATTTCAAGCATATCTAATTCGTTAGAGAATAGGAAGCAGTCAATTACTTTCATTTAGTATTATCAATATAATATCGGACATTTTCTAAATTATGTTCATGCCATATATTATATTCATCTATTTCTCTATTTTTACCGCCTATTTCGTCATTAGGGTATCTTGAGAATAAATATTTTTTTAAATTATTGCGTTCTATTATTGAGAATAATATTTTTTCTGCTGAATCAAGATTTTGATAATTTATATATTTTGATATAAAGTTGTTTTTTGGTTTAAATATAAATAAATCTGTTAAATAGGCAAATGGCACTTCGACTACTTGAGAAACAAGAAAATCTATATCTTTATCCTTGTGATTGATTAAAAGTTCATATAGTTTCTTATCGTCTAAAATAAATACATCTGGATGCAAGTGAACAATGAAATCGTATTCTCTATAAAAATCATAATTTTGACTCAATCCAGAAAAAAGCCCTAAAACATATCCTTCATTATTAGTATCGCAATGAACATATACGTTCGTATTTAAGTTTAAATTATTGCGAACCATTTGCTCAGAAATATTTTTATTAGTGTTGTAAATAAATATATCAAAATTTTTAATATGATTAAATTTATTGAAAAAATATGAATATATTTTTAATTCATCTAATTGCCTATGCATTGTAATAAAAAATAATATTTTCATACGTATGAATCTAACCAGTCCATAAGTTCTATTTTATATTCCCAATTTAATTCTTCTTTAATTTTACTAACTTCACTTCTTGCGCTTTTATATTCAAATCTTTCTGGTATATGAATTGTATTTTTTGAAATTTTATTTGCTATTTCTATTACTGATAACGATTTTCCAGAACCAACATTATATATAAATGCCCCATTTCTTTCATCTAGGGCTGCGGCTAGGTTTGCTCTAGCTACATCTTTTGCATGTACAAAATCTCTATTTTGAAGTCCATCGCCAACTATAGTTAATGGTTCTCCAGCTTCTTTTTGTCTTAAGAATATTCCTACTACTGGGACGTAAGCTCCCTCTCTTGGGGCTCTCTCTCCAAAAACATTGAAATAACGCAAAGAAACACTATTTAAAGAATAAATTTTATTAAATAATTCAAGATACTCTTCACCTATCTGCTTGTGAAGTGCATACGGACACATTGAATCTAGTCTATGGGTTTCTTTTACTGGTAATTCTATTGGGTTTCCATATACAGATGATGATGAAGAAAATATAACTTTTGCTCCAACTTCTTTTGCCGCTAAGAAAACGTTTAAAGATCCATTTACGTTTATATTGTGAAAAGTCATTGGATCATGTATAGACGGAACTACTCTAGCAAAAGCCGCTAAATGAAATATATATTTTGCGCCATTAAATGCTTGTTTTAGTTTTTCAATATCTTCTGTTATGTCTAAATAAATATACTTTGCTTTTTCATGTATGTATTTATTATTTTTTGAAGTAGAAACGTTATCTACTACATTGACATCAAAATTATTTTCTACTAATAAATCTACTACATGGCTTCCTATAAAACCACATCCTCCTGTTACTATTACTTTAGTTTTCATTTTTTTAATATAAATATTCCTTTCGCATATCTTGACTTGAGCGTTCTAATGCATTCATATTTAAAATTATATTTTAAAAGAAATTCTGCAAAAGCTTTTATTTCATGTTCTTTATAATTTGGGTATTTCCAAATTTCATCAAATATAACGACTGTCCCATCTACGATCTGGTCTTTTAATGATTCTAAAACGCATGCAGTAGATGAATAAATATCGCAATCAACATGTAGCAATGAAATTGGACTCTTATGATCGTTTATAAATGAAGGCAATGTTTCATTGAACCATCCTTTAATTAATTCAACATTTTTTTCAACTTTAGGTAGATTGCCATTTAATGTATAAATTCCTTTTGGATTTTTATCATTCCATTCTTCTGGAAGACCTTCAAATGAATCAAATCCATATATTGTATTGTTTGGAAATTTTAAAGCTATGTAATTTATTGTTCTGCCTTGATAAACTCCAAACTCTAAAATTAAACCATCTTTAACCGTAATATTAGAGATCGCAGTATCCATGAAAGAATTTATTAAAATTTCACTTGGCAATGGATTTGGGAGGTCAATATTTTCATTATCTTTTTCTACTAAATCTAGAATAATTTGATTTATTTTATTTGTTAAAGCGTCGCTACCAAGAATTTTATTTCTTAAATTTGTATAAGAGTAATCGTGTTTTCTTTCATGATATATGATCGGACATAATTTTTCACCTGTTATTTTTTTATTTTTATAACTTTCATCCAAGAATCTTACATTTGGTTTCATTAGTCTTATTAATTCATAAAGATCTTCTTCTGTTTGATATATTAGAATTTCATCTATGTATTTAATTGATTTAAGAATTTCCATTCTTTCTTCGAGGGTATGAATTGGTTTGCTTTTCTCATTTTTCTCTAAAGATGGATCTTCATGTATTGCAACCATTAATTTATTACAATGTTCTTTTGCAAATTCAAAAAACTTAATATATCCATTATGAACTATATCGAATGTACCCGCAATGAACCCTTTAGAAAATTTATCAGAGTTATACCATTCTTCTATAGACATATTCTTATCATCGATAAAAACATCTGCGTTAGGTTTTTTATTTGTAACAAGCTCGTTATATTTTACTCCCCAGTCGGCTAACTGTTTTTTTGTAAAGTCTGTCCAATCTATACCAGAAGATGCTCCTCTTGCTGTATTTATAATAATATAATTTCCATTGTCATATAATTTATTAACTAAATTTTTAGCTTTTTCTATTATTGTTGATTTTTCATATTCATTTTTAGACGTAATACAGATTGTATTATCTAAGTCTAGGCAATATCTCATATTAATTTACCACGATTGCATGCAAGAATATTTGATGACAATTCTCTACAACTCCATAGCTCTTTGAATCCACCCAGTAATTGAACTTACAGTTTTTAGATTTTTCAGATTTTACTTTTACTTTATTATTTTTATTAAAACCAGTCAAAGAACAAAAAGCTATTTTATTTTTTTCACAAAAATTTGCACATTCCAAAATATTTAATGAATTTCCAGACGAAGATATAAGTATTACTAAAGTTTTTTTAGTTAAATTTTGTTCAATAAATTTCACATACACTTGTTCAAGACCATAATCATTAAAATATCCAGTTAGCATTGATGCGTCGGTAAATGCAATCGTCTTCTTTTTAAGGAACTTATTATAGTCTACTGCAATATGGCTAGCTATTGAATTGCTACCACCATTTCCTATGATAATAATATTATCATAATCATAAAATATTTGACGAAAATCAACTAATTCGGCATTAGTTATTTTTGCTGTGATTCTATTGATTAAATTAATACTATTTTTAAAACCTGTAGGATCTTGATCCTTCTTTGTCATAATATATGTTAATAATATTAGAGTTAGTATTCAAATTTATTTTTGATGTTTTTTCTTTTATTACGAGAAAATATCCACCATTTCCAGCGCCACATAATCTATGAGCTAAAATAGACTTATCATTTTCTAGATCTTGATCAATTTTTTTAACCACTTTATCTGCTATAATGTTAGGATTTGATTCTTTTTTCTTTATCCAGCCTTCTTTTATTATAGATATAAAATCTTTATGCCTATTCTTTTCTATAGCTATTTCCATTTCTTGTACTAGATTAAGCAATGAGAATGATTTTCTTGAATCTATTTGTTTTAATATATTAGTTGAAGATCTTAATACTCCAGTATATATTAAGCTAAAATCATATCTATCAAAGATATCTGAATTAAGATATTTAAATGTTGGGTTTTTATCTTTAAAAAAGTCAATTTTTTTGAATCCACCTATTCCACATCCAAATATATCTTGTTGTCCAGTTAACGGGTTAAATTCTCTTTCTATAGCTAAAGCCTCTTTACATAGATCAACATCGGAATAATTCAATCCTTTGAATTTAAAAATGGCATTTAAAAATGATAATGTATAAGAGCTTGATGATGCTAGCCCGCAATTTGAGCTGAATATATCAGAATTGAATGTAGCATTAATTGGGGCTATGTTGTATTTTTTTAAAATAATTCGCGCTATATCATTTTTTATCTTATCTACCTGATTAATTGCCTCTCTTTTAGAATACGCTATAATGTATTTCTTATCATAAGAATTAAGACCTAGCTTGTCATCAAAAATTGTTATGTATGTATAAAGATTACAAGGAAAACTTATAACAGATCCTTGTCCGTATAAATCTAGAAAAGATTCAAGATCTGTAGATCCTCCCGCTAGTGAAATCCTAAATGGTGTTTTAGCGATTATCATTAAATTTTACTTAAAATTAATTCAGCCCATTTCTTGGGATGCCACTTATTTTGCCAAAAATCATGAGCGCGTATTGAAATTTCTTCAGAATTTTTAGTCGTTAAGTAAAAATATATTTGATCTATGACTTGATCTAGATTAGACCAATCGGTTTTTATGTACGGGCAATTATCAAATAATTTTGAATAGGACAAATCAGAAGAAAGGGCTAATGATCCTGCTTGTACTGATTCTGAAAATCTATAACATTCTGGAGTCCATTTACCATCTAAGCATAAAGAGATTTTAGTATTTGCTAAAATATAATAATATTCTTTGGGGTTTATGAAATCGCCGAGAATAAAATTTACTCCCTTTAGTTTTGATTTTAAGTAATCTATAATAAATTTTCTATTAGTTTCTGGCCAGCAAGTTCCAGTAAAGAATACGTCTATCTTTCTATCATTAAATGGAACATATGGAAATCTTATACAATCTGAAGTATACAAAAATGGTATATGTATAATATTTTCTGGAAAATCATTTCGAACAGTATGCTTTAAAATTAATTTACAATCTTTATGCCAAGGGGGAATTCTGTAATGCTCGTCTCCTTTGTAAAAAACTATATCTTCTTTTGATAAACCTTCTGGTGCGTTTTGAGAATTATAATCTGGATCAGCGTACCAAATAGTATTATCTATATTTTTAATTGATTGAATTTCTCTGCAGATATCTATAAAATTTTTTATTTCTCCACATCCAAATGGAAAATTATTAAATTGGCTAACAATTCTTGGATTATCTGGCATTGAATATTTAATTTTCATAATATAAAATTATATCATCATCCCTGCCTTTTATTGGTCTCAAGTCTATTAATTTAAAATTGTCTTTAAATAATTTTGGAAAAACAGCCTCATCAAAAATACTACTCGGTACATCTTCGATAATATATAATCCATTTTTATTTAATTTATTTCTATAAATCTCCCAAGATTTAATTGTTAAATTTGGCTCATGTGAAGCATCGTCTATTATCAAATCCATGTTTGGTATAAAATTTAAAATGCTAGGATCAGTTTGACTTGCTTGTGGTAGTATCTTGATATTTTTTTGATTTAAATTTGCATATTGATCAATTAAGGAATGATCAATATCTAATCCATGAATGTTTGCTTGAGGAAATATTTTAGCCCACATCTCTAGGCTGTAGCCTTTATGAATTCCTAATTCAAGCATATTGAATTCTTCTTTTTCAAGAAATCTTTCTAAAAGATGAGGATATGCATTTTCATATGAATGCCCAATTTGTGAATGTAAAGCAGCCTTATCTGTTAAACACTGGAAATATCCTTTCTCTGTAAGAATTCCTTTATGTCCATATTCTAATAGTATTTTTTTAATTTTATCTTTCATTCTATTTCTTTCAATTTATTGCTTATATATAATCCAACGTTTTTTGGATTGTATAAATTATTCCATGCGTTGTAGGATCTTATCGAAAATTTTTCTAATAAATCCTTATCTTTTAATAAATTTTCTATATTATCAACAACTTCTTTTGAGTTCATCCAGTCTACTTTTATATAATGATTTTGATCATATATCCAATTGTTGGGTAAATTATTTGAGGCAATAATTGCACATCCTAAAATGCTTGATTCAAAAAATCTGAAATTTTCTGGAGTAATCTGGCCATCTAGTGATAGTGAAATTTTTGTATTCCATAAATTATTAGAATAATCAAATGCATTTGAACTTTGATTTAATAGAATATTTAATTTTAAATTTCTTTTATTTATTTCGTCAAGAATACCTTGAATAACAATTGGTCTAGATGTATGAAAGTTTCCTTGAAAACCTATGTCGTGAGTTCTTTCTTTTATATTTTTATATGGATAAAAGATTAAATCTTTATTGTATCCCTGTGGAATAGGATATATATTTAAAACTTCTTGGTCTGGAAGAACATAGTTTTTAAAAATAGCTTTAACTTTTTCTGCATATTTTGGAATAGTGTAACGTTCATCAGAAACAATAAAAACTACTGTATTATTATTTGGTTCTATTGGAAGCTTTTCTAGATTATCTGTAAATATATATTGATGGTTGTTCGAATCAATTTTTTCTAATTCTCTAAAAATATTCATAATATAGTGCCATTCCCAGCACCATTGATTTGCTAAACGATTTGATCGGTCTATTATGAGATTCATTAGCTTAAATAAACTTCTTTAAACTTTTGCATTACTTTGTCCGTTGTAAATCCATTGTCTAATATTATTGATTTATAGTAATTTTTAGGATAATCATTTTTATTAAAATTTTTAATAATAGAACATAAAGACTCTTTATCTTTATAAATTATTGCTTTGTCTTTTAGAATTTCAAAATGTCCAATTTGATGTCCGATATGAAATGTTATAATTGGTTTATCAAACCATAAGAATTCTGATATAGATAAACTAAAAATTTCTCCATCTATTCTTGCATGAAGCATGGCGTCACAAGCATTTACGAAATTTGACTTATCTTGATATTCATGAGATTTTGGTAAATATATAATTCTAGGATGTTCATAAAAAGAGTCTGTGCCAAAAAACATAAAATAAACATCTTCAGTATTATCAACTAAATCTATAATCGCATGTTTTGCGCAATCTACATTAAATGAATCTTTCGCCCCAATTCTGCCAAATACTTTAGCAGTAGGTGGAATATTATAAATTTCTCTTAAATTCAAATTAGGTTCTGGAAGATAATCGCAAATGCCATAGACATATGGAGCTTTTCCATCTGTCATTTTATTTGACATATATTCATGAAGATATGAATAGACATCTCCGTGTGGTTGATGTATATCAAAAATTGCTTGAACACATGTCTTTGCGTATTTACTTACTTTACGATCATTCCATCCTCCGCAGCTTTTAAAAAGTACATCAACTTTTTCTTCTTTCAAATATTCATCTAAACTATCCCAATTATCAAATCCTTTAGTTTTAAACTTCTTGTTAAACTTTTCTAATACAGTAGGATCTGTATGATTAATATTTTCTGGATCAGTCATGTATACTACGATTGATTCGTTGCCTAGTAATTTTTCGTTAGCTACTGCATAATTATATAAAGATACAGTGGACCCCCTAATACATAATTGATGATTAAAAAAGGCTACTTTCATAATAGATTATATTGTTTTTTTAAGTTTAATCTAAATTCATCATTATCCCATCCAGCTTGAAATAACCCATGGAATCCTAAAGACATATCATGATTCCAAAATGGGTACTCTGGTATAAATTGTTCGAAAGAAAATCGAATAGCAACATCGACTGGTGCAAATTTTATGCCAATTTTTATTAAATAATCATAATAATACCTACATAATAAATGATCTTCTGGTGTGCATGATCCTCCAGATAATCCAATATTTTCTAAATAAATTAAATCCTTAGTTGCATTTAAGAACTTTTTGCTTCTAAAAGAAAACCCACCATTTCCAACCCTAGACTCTTCATGACTTGGCCAAGGAGCACCAATATAATCATAATTCAAAAAATTATCTGACCAATGCTCAGGATTTAAAATAAAACCATCGTTCTGAAAAAGCAATACAAATTCCGTATCTACATGTTTATATAATTCATTAACACAAAAAGCATTGTATCCTGCTTGTGACATTGGATTAATTTTTATAATGGATACATTTTTTTCTTTAAAATCAAAAGATTCATTTTGGGCAGATAATATTTTTATTTTATTAAATCTTAATTTATTGTAAGAAGAATCTATTATTTTATTCATTAATTGATAATTCTCTTTTAGAGATGGATTTGGATTACCAAGAATTGTTAGAAGTGTTACATTGTCTATATGTTTCATAAATTATCACTTTCTTTTAATAAAGTTTTTATTTCTTGAGAAATATTAAATATATATGATGATTCAAATACTTTCTTGTAATCGAACTTATGGTCTAAATTCAAACTTAAAGTTTCTAAGCAAAACTTAAAACCATTTATATTATCTTTTATTAATTCATTTAATGCTCCATAATTTGATCCGTAAACTGGAGTTCCTTTGGAAAAACTTTCTATAACTGTCCTTCCAAATGCTTCTGGTAATCTGGTTGGAAGAAAAAAGGCTCTAGCATTAGAAAATACTAATTCATGATCCTCGCCTCTATTTAGTTTACCTTTATATAAAAAATTAGAGTTTGTTTTGTTTTTATTCATAAGATACTCTTCTAATTGCTTATTACCAATTCCGTATGCGATAAAATTTTTATCTTTAAAGGTTTCTGATAATTTTATAAAAATATCTAATCCTTTTGCATTGAGCCCCCAGTTTAATCCAGCGCACCATAGAAAATAATCTTTTTTTGATTCATTTAGTTTAAACTCTGAATCCGCAAGACCTGTATAGCACATGAAGCTTTTTTCTTTCTCCCATTCCTCTTTAACCCAATTATTATATTGAAAATTAGAAATAAATCTATATTTAACCTTATTCAAGTCTTTCATCCATCCATATTGTTTTTCGCAGCTATCGTGAAATGTGCAAATAATTGGTTTTTTTAAAAATAAAAGAGGATCAATACTCCAATTACTTTGACTCCAAATTATATCGAATTTTAAATTTTTTAAAACTTTCGCCACAGAGTAGGCGTAATATGAACTATTCTTATTGCTTAACAATGTTGGTTCTTCTTCTGTTTCATAAATTTCAAAAGGATATTCTTTTTTATTTTTTCTTTTTGGACAAACAACAAAGAAATCAGCCTTGTTATCAAATAACCCTTGAGCTAGATTTTCAACGCAAGTTTCAATTCCTCCATAATTTTCTAATGGGAATTGTTGAACATAATCATTTGCTATCAAAGCAATTCTCATATATCTAAATTATGTTGATAATATCTTTCAGAGAAGTCTTCTAAAGATTCATGAACTTTATGGGCTGGTTCAGTTCCGCCAGATTCAATTTTCCAATGGTCTTTCCAAAAATTTTTATTCCTTAAAACTCTATCTTGTAAATTTAAATATCCATTATGGACTACGAACGGAACTATTTTAGATTTTAATAAGTTTATATCATTATCGAACATTTTAGATGATACTAAATTCCCATTTGAATCTATTAATTCACAAGTATCGCTTCTTGAGGTGTCTACTGTTCCATTTTGATTTTTAGCGAAATTAACTGGGCCTCTGAAAAGATTACCTTTATGTAAGTACCATTTATGACCTATTGAAAAATAATGATCTTTATCTTTATAAAGATTAACTGAAGGTATCATATAGCAATCATAAATATCAAATCTTAATTGATATGCTAAATTAATCCAAATATCTTTTTGCCATGATGGAATATATTCATCCATGTCTAATCCAATTTTAAATTCTTCTTTTGTGGCTTGTAGTGCTTCGTTTTTAATTTTGCCATCTAATAACGGGTCTTGATAAGAGAAATCAGTTTCAATTAATTTTAAATTGTTAAAGCTTAATGATTTTAAAGCTTCTAGAGTATTATCTTCTGATTTGTTTATTGCTATTACTACTTCATCTGCAAAATTACAGAAGCTATTAATAGATTCAATATAATTAAAATTATTCTTGATAAGATTAAAAGCAGAGCTGTATATACTAAACATTTAATAATTATAACATGAAAAATAAAATTGACAAACAAAAAAATAACAGATAGTATACAATATATAGTATTAGTAAAATAATACAAAGTTTTGCTATTTTCTAAAAATAGCGAGTTTGAATTGATCCGAAGCGTCGGGCAACGCTAACGAAGCTTGCGACCCGAGAAACCTTAAGAAATTAAGGGAGCGTAGGTGCAAGGGCTAACGCGCGATGGATGATCCTACCGACATCCGATAAGTGTTAGGCGAGCCGAAAGGCTTATAGACTCAATTGGGAAAATGGATCAGTTAGCTCGAAATGACCCTCTAATACAGGGAAAGCTTCGCTTTGCAAGAGCTCATTGGGAAAATAATCAATAAGAGATTAGAGATTCTGTACACATATATAAACTACATTTAATGTATTGTTAACAACAAGAAAAATTTTCTTTTATAAATTCAAAAAATACTGTAAACTTATATTCACAGTAAGTATGAGTAAATATATAAACGTAAAGAAAAGAAATGGATCAACTGAGAAATTTGATATAGAAAAGATCAATCGAGTAATCAATTGGGCGATAGATGGTTATTCTGGAGTAAGTTTAACTGATATCGAAATTAATGCAAAAATAAATATTCACGATGGAGTATCAAGTAAGGAAATACATAATCTTTTAATTGAAAGTGCAGCTAATTTAATTTCTATTGAAAAACCAAATTATCAATTTGTAGCAGCTAGACTTTTAAGCTATCAGTTAAGAAAAGATGTATGGAAGGGGAAGCATCCTCCAAGGTTATCTGAATTTTTAAAAGAAAGCATTAAAAATAAAATTTATGATGATAGTATTTTAAAATATTATTCAGAAGATGAAATTAACAAAATCGGTGAATTTATTGATCACGATAGAGATTTTATTTTTACCTATGCTGGAATAAAACAACTTTGTGACAAATATTTAATTAAGGATAGAGTAAATGGGAAGATTTACGAAACACCTCAGTTTGCATATATATTAATTGCTGCTTACTCTTTTGCTAAATATCCAGTAGATACAAGACTTTCTTATGTTAGAAAATTTTATGATGCTATCAGCAAACATAAAATAAATTTACCAACCCCAGTAATGGCTGGCGTTAGAACTAGTAGCAGAAATTATGCTAGTTGCTGTTTAATTGGAGTAGACGATACCAGAGAAAGTATTACAGCTAGTGCTACCGCAGTAAGCATGGCTACTGCTAATAGATGCGGTATTGGTATTGATGTTAGTAAAATTAGAGCCATTGGTTCACCAATTAAAAATGGTGAAGTTGTCCATACTGGTCTAATTCCATTTTTAAAAATCTATGAAAGTAGTGTAAAAGCTTGGCAACAGAATGGTTTAAGAGGTGGTAGTGCAACTTGCAATATACAATGGTGGCATTACGAAATTGAAGATATTATTGTATTAAAAAATAACGCTGGAACAGACGATAATCGAGTTCGTAAACTTGATTATACAGTTGGTATGAGTAAGTTATTCTATGATAGAGTTTTAAAAGATGAAGATATTACTTTATTCAATAATTCAGAAGTGCCAGAACTTTACCAAGCATGGGGAACAAAAGATTTCGATAAAGTATATAAAGAATGTGAATCTAAAAAATTAAAAATTAAAAAGAAAATGTCTGCTCGTAAATTATTTTCTCTCATAATTAAAGAGAGAGTAGAAACTGGTCGCATTTATATATTGAATATTGATCATGCAAATAATCATGGAGCTTGGTTAGACAAAGTAACCATGAGCAATCTATGTACAGAAGTCATTCATCCAACTATTCCATTAAATGATTATCACGATAAAGATGCAGAAATTGGAATGTGTATTCTTTCAGCAGTAAATATGCTAGAAATTAAAAACTGGCAAGATCTTGAAAAGACCTGCGATCTTATCGTTAGATTTCTTGATGAAATCATTGACCTTCAAGATTATTTTAATATTGCTGCTGAGAATTTTGCAAAAAAACGTAGAAGTCTTGGAGTTGGAATAACTAACTTAGCAGCATTTTTAGCTAAGAATGAATTAAAATATAGTTCTGATAAATCATTATCAGTTGTAGATGAATGGATGGAACATTTTCAATATTATCTTTTGAATAGTAGCCTTGAGTTAGCAAAAGAAAAAGGTAAATGTGAAAAATTTGATAGAACTAAGTATTCTAGAGGTATACTCCCTATTGACACATATAAAGATAAAGTAAATGAGTTAGTCAAAAGAAAACTATCGCTTGATTGGGAGAAGCTAAGAAAAGATATTAAAGAATTTGGATTAAGACATTCTACATTATCTTCTTGTATGCCTTGTGAAAGTAGTTCAGTTATCCAATGCTCCACAAATGGCGTTGAACCTATTCGTAGTCTCATCACTTATAAAACTAGTAAAATGGGTAAACTTCCAGTAATGGTTCCAGGAATTGGTAAGTACGATGATAACTATGAATTAGCTTATGATCTTAAAGATAATAGTGGATTATTAAAAATTAATGCAGTAATTCAAAAATACATTGACATGGCCATATCAACTAATGTATACTATAATTATAGTCATTATGAAAACAATATATTACCAGATTCAAAAGTCATGAAAGAAATTATGTATGCATATAGTCTTGGATTAATTAGCCTTTATTACAATAATACAGACGATGGAGATAAAGAGCAATCCCTCAACCAAAAAGAAGATAAAGATTGCTCTAGCGGTGCGTGTAAACTATAACGTATGAAAACAGTATTGAATTTTAAAAATATAGATACTACAAAACAACCATTATTTCTCGGAGAAGATTTGAATCTTCAAAGATATGATCGTTTTAAATATCCAATATTTTTTGAATTGTTTAAAAAACAAAATGAAAACTTTTGGTGGCCTCATGAAATAGCGTTAGGAAAAGATCGTAGCGACTATAATAATCTAACAGATACGGAAAGGTTTGTTTTTGATAGTAATCTAAGATTCCAAACTCTTGGTGATAGCATGCTTTCTAGAAGTATTCACAGTCTCAAAGATTATGTGAGTAATCCAGAACTTGAAATTTGTATGAATACATGGGCTCAATTTGAAGGTATTCACAGTTATTCTTATTCTTATCTTTTAAATAATGTCTATCCAGATGCAACTAAATTCTTTGATAGTATTATGGAAGACAAAGAAATTACAAGCCGTGCTCAATTGATTAGAGACAATTTTGATAAAATTCTTGGTAGTGATGAGAAAAAAGACCCTAAACAAAAGATTTTTGATGCAATACTTTCTATTAATGTTATGGAAGGACTTGTGTTTTATGTTAGCTTTGCTTGCTCTTTTTATTTTGGATACAGAGGAAAGATGGAGGGTAATTCTAAGATCATTAAATTCATTCAAAGAGATGAAGCTTTACATTTTGCAGTTAGTCAAAATTTACTTAAAATATTAAGAGACGAAGATAAAGAAGGCTTTACAAGTATAGTCAAGAAAAGTGAAGATAAAATATATGCTTTCTATGAACAAGCCGCCAAGAATGAAAGTGAATGGTCTAAGTATCTCTTTAGTAATGGTAGCTTACTTGGATTAAATGCAGAGGTTCTAGACGGCTATTCTAAGTGGCTTTGCGATAGTAGACTAAGAAGCTTAGGTTACAAGAAAATATTTAACCAAAAAGACAACCCTATTGGTGGATGGCACGATAGCTATCTAGATAGTAGTAAAGTACAAGTAGCTCCTCAAGAGACAGAGATATCAAGTTATAAGATAGGCGCAAGGAAAACTGATATATCTGATGATGATTTTGACAATTTTAAACTATAATATGTATTAATAATGTGTAAATATCTAAGTGAATTTAGATATTCCTTTAATTTTTAATCTAGTTTTAGGCGCGTTATCCTTCTTGGGTGGATGGTTATTTACTAGAGTTTTCTCTTTATTTGATAAACAAGAGAGTTTAATGAAAGAAATTAATGATAAAACATTTAGCGATTTTATTACTTTAAGAAAAGAAATGGAACTAGAAGGTCGTAAGCATCAACAAGAAATATCAGATTTGGCATTAAAAATTAGCACAACTTATGTTACTAAAGAGTCTTTTGAAGCTTATTTTGATAGGATTGAAGCTAAATTAGATCGTAATTTTGATATAATACAAAATCATTTAAATAGAAAATAATACTTATTAAGTACGATATTCTAATAGAATTTCTTCATCTTTACTTATAGGTTTAATAGTTTTAAAATATATAGTTTGATAATTAGGATTATATCTTGTTTCGATATTCGGAATAGTTGAACTATTGCAAAATACTAATTGAGTAATCGGAATAAAATATATTTCTTTCATTTTTTTATTTTCCATATAAAATTTTGTTTTAAATACATAAACATTATAATATAAGATATTATTTTTATAAGAAAATTCTTTTTGGTATTTTGGAGATAAAATTTTATTTAAAAAACAGTTAATTTTTTTATTCTGTATTAAGAAATTTGGAATTATTATATATCTTGGGCAATCTAAAATAGCACCTTCTTGAATATCATTTTTAGCAAACATTCCATAACCATGAATTGAAGACTTGTTAATATAAAAAAGATCAGTATAGTTATAATTTTCAGTCATAGCAAAGTTGGAGGTGGTTTTCTACCTTTTCTTTTTTTACTCCAATTTTCTAAATATTTAGTTTTTAATTTATCTTCTCCAAATTTAGATTTTCTTTTTTCAGAAAGCTCTTTGCTTCTATCCCATAAGTGACCAATGCCATCTTTTTTATTTCTAGTTTTCTCGACGAAATCATTACCAGTACTAAATGCATCAAGTTTAGTATCTATACCAACTTGAGGTATAGTATATACTCTATTCCATTTTAAACCAAATTCATCGGTATGTTCATGAGAATCATGAATAGATTGAACTAGTTCAATTATTTCTTTAGTTTTTGGATTTTGATAAATATATACTGGCATTACTCAATATAAGATAAAATCTTATCTGTAAAAGATTCAGAATCGAATTTATCTTGAAGTTTTAAACCTTCTTGATTGAGCCTATTAGATGATACTTTTTCTATAGCTTTTTCGCACCCACTAATAAAATCATCTTCATTAAAATCAAATATATTACCTTGATTAAATGGTGCTCCTTTATGAAAAAACATATTATCATAAGCTTCAATTTTACCATTAGGCTCAACTAAGATAGCATTATTTTCATTAGCCCAATCTTTATAGGAATGAGCATTTAATATTACTGCGTGCTTACCTAAAGCTACAGAATGAAATTCTGGTAATCCCCAACCTTCTCCACCACTCATCCCAATAATAATATCTCCACTATTAAGATAATCATTATAAGATGAATTTAATGGCATACCACCAATAAATGATATATTAAAATAATTCTTACCTTCTAATATGGAAGCAATAAGCGGCTGATGCTGTTCTGGAGGAATAAAAGGATTGTTTATTGCGCACTGGAGATAGTATTTTCGATTATTACCATATTTTTTCAACCAAGCTTGAATTAATTTCTTATGGTGCTTTCTTTTTTCAAGTTTACCTACAAGATTAAATACAATACGATCATCGCTATAATACTTCTTATCCTTACGAGAAAAATTATATTTATCAAAAGATAATGGAACGAATTCAACATTCTTACAACCATGAGATTTAAAAAGATCAACAGTATAATTAGAACTGAAAAGAACTTTTTCTTGATTCTTTACAATATTAACTTCAGTTTTAGTTGGAGAATCTAATTCATAAAAAGAAAAAAGGATTTGTTTTTCAGAAAAACTCTCTAAAGATCCATTCAAATGCCAAAGTTTAAATATTTTATTTGATCTTTTATGTTCAGATAGAGATTCAGATAATGCTTTTTGAAGTATAGCTACATTATCTTGACTAAAATCAGTTTGACTTCCTAAGTCTATATTATTCCCTATTGGGAATAGTATAAAATTTTTATTTTTTTTTATTAGTTCTCTAACTAATAGAGTACTGGTTTGTCCAAAACTTACAGAATTTACTGGTAAATTTAGACTTAAACTCATAGAATATCGTCTTCTACTTCTGCTACAACAGCCTGAGTTTTTTGTACAGCCTCAACTGAAGCTTTAGTAGTAGCGGATATTGGAGTAGAAGCTTTATTTTCTAGTGGTTTAGAAACATAAAGTCTATAATCTGGAGCTTTTTCATTAGTCTTTTTACTATTAGAAAAAACTACTATATCAATTCTTTGACCATCGTGATCATTAATATATCCAGATAGGAAAGACATTCCAGTTTTGCTCTTCTTCTTCCATAGAGCGCCAAGTTCATTTTGATTCTTATTTGTATTTTGAGTTGTATTATTCATTTTTATATTGTATCTCCTTTATTAGATTTTGTCAAAACAATTTTTACTATTAAATTTTATTTTTAATAAGCTAATAGCCTTGTTATGTAAATTAATAGCAGTTTGAGTGCTAATATTTAGTTTTTTACCTATTTTCTTCCAAGGCATATTCTTTTTATTAGTAAAATACCTTAAGCTATATATTTTAGATATCCTTTTATCTTGTAAAGAATTTAGTATATCGAATATATATTCTTTTACTTCTTCTTTTTTGATTTCATTTTTTAAAGCATTTTTATCTATATGGTAAATCAAGTCTTTTTCTTCCATAGCTATAGTTTTATTGTTATCATTTAGTAGATTAAGACATTGATATCTTACTTGATTATATAGCCAAGTTGAGAATTTGGTGCTTTTGTCTGGATTAAAAGAAATAGCAGATTTATATACGATGTAATCTTTATCTTTTTTGACATCATCTATAAATACTCCAGAGCAATTGAGAGCATTTGAATATTTATTATAAATATTATTACATAATGGCGAATGTCTACTGATTAATTCTTTAAGACAAAATTCATCATTATTAATTTGTATATTTTTAATAAGTTCTTCGTCAGTTTTTGTTATTGTATTTTTCATATTTTTTTAATTTGTAAATATTTCTCGTAAACATTCTTTAATTGTTTTTGCATTAGGTCATATAGGAAGTTTACATCTTGGCAAGTTTCCCAAGATATAGTCAAATCTGCCACGGCTTTTAATTTATTATCATTAGATTTTTCTTCAATATTAGCTGGAGGAATTGTAGAACCATCGTCTAGTTTTCTTGAGATATGTATTAATAATCCATTATGATTTTTAAGCCAAGAATATTCATCTTCTTTGTACTCTATGTATCTTACATCTGTAATAATTGGGGTAATATCTTGTTTTGTTAATTTTTCAATTTTAGAATCAAGTAAAGATGTCCAATATTTTCCCTCAGTTTGGGCTCTTCTGCATTTACCATAAGCTACCATTAATGGTCTTACCAATTCTTTTTCAGTTGAATTGCATTTGAATAAATCTATTTTAAATTTTTCTTTAGTAAAGCCATTTAATTCATATTTTAAATCATCAGCAAAAGCTAATCTATCAGATTTAATATTCTTTTCTTCTAGATATTTTTTTAATATAGAATAAAAAGTATCCTTACCAGATCTAGCTACGCCAGTTAAGCCTATCATATTATTCAGTACTTCCTTCTAAAAATGTTTCACCATCATAAGTAGGCCCATTATACTTCGGAGATACATATTTATAATTATTTATTTGTTGTTGTATATTTGCTTTTAAAGATTCAGAAGATGGATTAATTACTTTAGCTTCAAATGGCTCAGTAAATATAGTTCCATTAGAAGAATTAGTAGAACCAGTGCGATTAACGTATGTACGATACATCTTATTATTTACTATTATATAAGTTGGAAAAGGTTTCGAAAATATCGTTCCTTGAGACTGATTGGTGTTACCGCTGTAATTTTTATAAGTCTCATAAATTTCTATACCCCTTGAGGTTTTGATATAGTTATATTCTTGAAATGGTTTAGGAAAAATACTTCCACGAGAGGAATTAGTAGAACCATTTTGGGATTTATAAGTTTCATACACAGCTCCTTGTTGAGAGAAACAGATATTATAACTAGCAAGCAATATTAGAATATATAATTTATTTTTCATATTTATTTACATTAACTCCATAGTATTTGAATATATCCAATGCATTTTGATCTGGTTCATAGTACTCCAAGTATACAACATTTTTAATTCCATGAGCAATAATTGCAGTAGCGCAAGATGAACACGGAAGTAATGTACAAGCTAATATATGTGGTTCATCGGCTCTTTTAATTAAACTCAAAGCGTTAATTTCTGCATGCAGTATATACTTTCTTCTGGAATCTCTATCGTCCCAAAAACCCTGCTTTGGGTTAAATTTAGCAGGCAATCCATTATAACCAACAGAGAGTACCCTTCCCTCTTTATTTAGAATGCAGCATCCAACCTTTTTAAAAGGGTCTTCTGATCTAAGTGACCAGACTCTAGCTGTAGCTAAAGCAGTATCAATAAAAGACATTCGGCTCATAAATTTTTAACCCACCAAAATAAAGCCATTGATAATCCAGCCACCATACAAAATAAGTTTTGGTAATCCATTTATGAATACTACTTTACATATAAATTATTGTCAAATAGAAACTTGACATTCTTTTCAGAATATAGTAATATATTTAATATGATAAATGAATTTAAACAAGCATTAAGTTACGATGATATTTCACTTTTGCCAAATTTCTCAGATATTACCTCAAGAAAAGAAGTAGATACTACGACTAAAATTTCAAGAAATAATTCGATTAAAATTCCAATCATATTGTCTCCAATGGATACCGTGTCTTCTGTAAAATCATGTATTAAAATGAATAAAATTGGCGCAGCTGGAGTTCTTCATCGTTTTATGTCTATTGATGATCAAAAATCGAAATCAAAACTTATTAAAGATGAGAGTGGGTTTTCCATAAATGCAATTGGATTAAAAGACGCAGAAGAAAGAATTAAAGCCACTAGTACATATAGTGATATTTATTTTCTTGATACTGCAAATGGATTAGCTAAAAATGTAGAAGATTTTCTTAGATGGTATAAAACCGCTGGATTTTCTCAAGATATTATTGTTGGAAATACATTAACCAAAGAAAGCGTATATAGATTAGCTAATTTGAAAGCGGATGGATTTAGGCATCTTATTGGGCCAGGATCAATGTGCTTAACCCAAGTTAAAACTGGAATCGGTTGCCCAAGTCTAACTGGTAATTACTATGCTTGGAAAGCAGTTAGGAATTGGGAATTATCTCAAGTAGATTTATTCAAACAAGATAAACCCAATCCAGAACATAGACCAAGCATTCTAGCTGACGGAGGAATTAGATATCCAAAAGATTTAGTTAAAGCTATTGCTAGTGGTTGTGATGCTGTAATTTGTGGAAGACTATTCGCTGGCCTAGAAGATGTTGTAGATGATCAAGATATAGTAGAAAAAAATGGAGTAAAATACGCTAAATATAGAGGCATGGCCAGCAAGGATGTCGTAGAAGACTACGAACTCTATGATGGAACAAAGAAGAATTTGTTTGTAGAAGGAGATAACACCTTGATTCCATTAACTAATAAATCAATAGAAGATGTAGTTTATGATTTCGCTAATGGTTTAAGAAGCTCAATGAGTTATCTTGGTTTTAGATCTTTGGAAAATATGAGAGGTGGACTTTGGACGAATAAAATAGTGGCGGTGAAGAATTCCGCGAATAGCATGTATGAGGGATTTGCTCATGGTAAATGATTTTTTTACGCTTATAAAGTATTCATTTATACATGCATTTATATGCATTATTCTCTTTGATACAGATGTAATAGTAGAATACTGTAAAAATATACCCATATTAAATAAATTATTAAAAATTAATGATTATTTAAAATACAAAGAAATTACTGGAGAGCATCAGTTGTATATATCATACATATCCTCTATTTACCATAAATTTCTTATTAAATTAATAAGTTGTCCATTATGCTTAGGATTTTGGGTTAATATTTGTATAGCCTTATATTTAAATGATTTATTTGCTTTTTTTGGATTATATTGTTCTAGTGTAATGATATATGGTATATTTAAAAAATTATATTATGGAACTAACAATTAAAGAACTATTTGAAGAATCTAAAAAATTAGATTTTGAATTTATAAAAAGTAATGAGATTTATCTTAAATTCTTTTATCTTATGATGGGCAAAAAGACTTGCAATTGCCCACATAAGCCAAGATTATTAACTGACGAGATGCTTAATGAGGCATATTCTATTTACTCAAATTTTAACAATTCATTACCAGAAGATTTTAAAACAAATCTTAAATTAAAATTAAAAGTAGAAAAATTATCTCTAAAAGATTTTGATAGCAATTTTCTAATTAATCTTTAATTTTTTATAAAAAATTAATCAATACCTGGACCGCCACCACTACCAGTCTGACCACCATCTCCCGCACCACCTTTTCCACAGTCACCAGAGTCTCCACTACCCTCTGGCGCAGGAGAAGGAGGTCTAGGAGTTGGTCCAGATATTATTCTTGGTATGACACCACCACCGCCTCCACCGCCTCCACCACCTGGATCTGGATCATTAAAAGGATCTACCCTAACATCTACATTAGTCATTGTATCCTCACCCTTTATTCGCTTAGAGAAAAATGGATTTGAAAATTTTAAAAAATTAAATTTCATGGTATATAATCAAATGTTATGTCGTATGGATAAACTGCTCCATTATTTGCATTATTTCTATAATCAAACTCAACTTTTAAAGTAACATCATCGAATTTTGCTGGTAAGTATATTTTAGTATTTGTTGTAAAATGATATAATTGTTGAAAAAAACTTGCAGTTTGATTAAGTCCACGAGTAGTTTTGGCTATTTGGACTACGCCTCTTCTGGTTTCCATAGGCGAGACAATTGTTGGATTTAATTGGTAAAAATAACTTTTAATATTTTGCATCATAGTGCCATTTGTTCGTAATTCATTTAAAATATTAAAAGAATTTGCTCTTAATTGATTATAAGCCGCAGCCTTTACAGCAGCATTGCTAGCTTGTGCTCCAAAAAAAGTAGACTCATTAGAAGCCTTAAAAGTGGAAATACCGTTCAAGGTTATAGTCGGTTTTCTATCAAACATATCAAAATCTCTGTCTAAAACTGCAAAAAACATTTTTGCTTGACCAATATATATACTACCAGAATTTAAAGCCATATACATATATTACACAAAATATTACCTAATATATTCTAAATATTAACTTGGACCCGAGAGGAGTTGAACCTCTGTCTTTTAGAAATCTAAATCAAAACACTACAAGTTTAGTTCTTTTTAAATTTAGCCTTATATAGACAAAGAACAAACATATTTAGCGATCTTATTTTTAATACTTAATATAAATAGAATAAAAAAACTATCTATAATAAGACATCTAATTACGCAATATTCCAATAGATGTGTCATGGATATCACGCTGTAACTTAAGCTACAGAAGCGGTCATCTCAACAAGAGAAACTCTTGCTGAAATATGACCTTTATATTTTGCTGTTTTGGCAGTTAATATAATTGAAACTTTTTAAGGAGTCCTCGATTCAACCTCCACTTGCATTTCAATTTATTTCTCTAAAATCGAAACCAGTACGGGCCCAATAAGAAAGAACTATATATATTATATAATACACTTTGACTTTTTTCAATACTTATATTATAATACTGATATGCAATCAAATTTAGATAAAGCATTGCAGCTTTTAGATCAAGTTATAGAGAAGAATCTTTATGATGATTACAAGAAAAATAAAGGTGAAAAGTCTGGTCAAAGTTGGGATGTTTATCATTTAAATATATTAAAAGAACTGCTTATAAAAATAAAAAATAATGAGTGAAAATAATACTATAGAACAAAAACCAATTGAATGGGGAAACACCCCTTATGGCAGAGCTACAGATTTTTCTCCAATTGTAAGGGTGCTACCAAAGATAAATAGAAATGCTACTTGCCCATTTTCTAATAAAAAATTTAAAAAATGCTGTGGTTCAAGTGGACAAGATTTTTGCAATAGGGCAAAAGATAATTTAGAAAAATATTTGAATGATTTGAAAAATAAAAATACTAGCGTAGAACAAATTAATAAAATAGCAGAAAATGATCAAAGCAGTTGATGTTATTTTTGGATTAGCTTGGGGTGACGAAGGCAAGGGCAAAATAAGTAATGCTATATCTAAAAATTACGATATTGTTTGTAGGTGGAATGGTGGTCCCAATGCAGGTCACACAGTTTATATTAATGATAAAAAATATAAAACTCATATTATTCCTTGTGGAGTTTTTCAAAATAAACTCAGTGTCATTGGGCCAAACTGCGTTATCAATATTGATAAATTTTTTGATGAAATAGAATATCTTAAAAAAGAAGGATTTGATACGTCATTAATTAAAGTAAGTCCCAAAGCTCATATTATTACTGAAAGACATATTCAATATGATCTTAAGTTTTTAAAACCTAAACTTGGCACAACTGGCCAAGGCATAGCGCCTTGTTATTCAGATAAAGCTTTAAGAGTCGGCAAACTTGCAAAAGATTATCTCGACAAACAATACCTTTGGGATGGTAATCTTTACGGCAATATACTTTGCGAAGGTGCTCAAAGTTTTTGGTTAGATTTAAATTATGGAGATTACCCTTATGTTACTAGTAGTGAAACACTACCTTATTCAGCTTGTTCGCTAGGATTTTCTCCTAAAAAAATAAGAGATATTATTGGTGTTGCTAAAATTTATGACACCAAAAGTGGAGTCGATCCTCTTTTTCCAGATTCACTATGGCAAGATGAAAATCTTAATAAAATTATAGAACTTGGCAAAGAATTCGGGTCAACTACTGGCCGCAAAAGAATTGTTAATTGGTTGAGATTAAATCACCTAAAACAAGCAGTTAAAATTTCTGGCACAAATAAATTAATTATAAATAAATGCGATATATTGCAAGAAATTAATAAATATAAAATTATAACAGATGACGAAAAAGGGCCAAGTCATATTGATTTTATGAATTTTGATTCAATGAAGGAATATTTAGTTAATGAACTGCAAGAGTATTGCGAAATAATCTTCTCTGGAAATAAATCTTATATTTAAAAGTGTAAACTATTATGTGAGCAATCAAAGTGAAGCATTAGGTATTTGTTCTGAATTCGCAGAAGAATACGGAATTGATTCAAAAGATAATAATAAAATTATAGTCTATATGAAAAGTGAATATATTAATGAATTAAAGAATATGCTTGAAAATAAAAATTATAAATTAAAATCTTTTCAAGTATATGGTGATGAAGCTATAGTATATTTTATTCCTAAAAAAAGAAAATAAGAGCCAGAAATCGGACTCGAACCGATAATCTGCGGTTTACAAAACCGCTGCATCACCATTATGCTATTCTGGCGTATTTTAATTATATTGACTTTCTTATAAAATTTATATAATATATTAATATGAGACTAGCATTATCATATATTTTATACCTTATAGGTGATATTATAAGCAGAACACTAATGTTTTGGGGAGATGGATATGGATTTAAAATTTACAACAAAGTAATGTTATGGAGTGTTAATTTAGATACTAAAGGTAAAATTTGGAAATACGTTAAACCCAAAAGGAAAAAGAAAAATGTTAAAAAAAATTCTAGAATTCATTGATGCAGTATTTGAAGAAGAAAAAGAGCAACCAGTATTAGGTACTCTTTATAAAATCAAAGGTGAAGTTTTGCCATTTAGATATATCAGATTTACTAACGAAGTTTATTCAAATAAACCAGTATATCACTTCAAGCACCACCAATTAAAAGAATATAAATTTAATGATCTATCTAGAGTAGAAAGAAAAGCTAATAAAGAAGAAGTAAGAATATATAATTTAATAAAAGAACATGTAAATGAAGTTGCAGAAAATAATGATTAATTTTTTGCCTAATAGCACAACGGTAGCGCGCTTCACTGTTAATGAAGATGTTCTAGGTTCAAATCCTAGTTAGGCAGATTGGAACGATGGCTGAGAGGTCTAAAGCAGAAATTTACTAAATTTCCGATGGTTAACTCCATCCGTGGGTTCGAATCCTACTCGTTCCGATTATTTAAAAATATTCAGATATAGCAAGAGCTCCAGAAGCTCCATTCGCTGGGCCATAATCATTATTTACTAAAGTACTACTAACTTTACCCCAATGAGGACTACTAGGAATAGTACCAATGGAATTAGCGCTTCCTACAATCCATACCCCAAATCCTGCAACAATATTCCGCCATATAGCATATTGGTTATCCTCGCTATAATAAGATGGTGCTGAAGCATATCGTAAATTACTACCGTAAAATCTCAAACCATTAATATTTGGTGATAATCCTGTTCCAGTAGCTATGTATAAATATCTTTTTTTAGTAGTTAATTTTCCAGTTCCACCACTTTTTACTATATTATCACTTATAAGAACTACTGGTTTTCCACCAAAAGTTGAAGTCCATCCAGTAACAAAATTTTTCTTACGATAGATTTTTAAATTAGGGTTAGTTTCAGTAAAAACATTGATTCCTAAAGTTGGAGCATTCCCTAAAAAATTAACTCTGGCTAGGGAGTAGCAATAAGAAAACGCATCATTCCCAATGCTAGTCACGCTGTTGGGGATTGTGATGCTGATTAATAAGATGCATTCATGGAATGCAAAATTCCCAATGCTAGTTACGCCGTTTGGGATGATTATGCTGAGTAGAAATTCGCATAATAAGAACGCATTGTTCCCAATACTAGTTACGCCACTATCAATATTAACGCTAGTTAATGTTAAAGATCTATTATAGCTAGATTGAGTAATAATTGTATCAGTACTAGTAGTTGGCGACCCATCACTATAATAAAATGTCGAAGTAGGCATATATCTTTAATTTACACCCCTTATTTGCTAATAAGAAAATAGCAAATATATTTGAAAAAACCTCAATATAAGTATATAATATACTAATATGAATAAAATTAAAACACTAGCACTAATAGCACTATTTTCCGCCTCCATAGGCTTGTCTGATACTGGCACGCAAAGTGAATCCTCTCCAGTAGCAGATGGTTTTCTAGCCTTTGGAGATCTTGTGTTGGTTCGCCCAATCTCCAGTGCAGCAACCATTGGTGCATTTGGAATTTTTGCAGTAGTAGCACCATTTACAGAGATGGCTGGATGCACAGAAGAAACTTACGAAGGTCTTGTAGAAAAACCTGGAAGGTTTTCTTTTGATCGTGATCTTGGCGATTTTAAAAAATAATCCGCTTATAAAAGAATAGTAGATAAATTGAAAATAATTCCTTTATTTTCTAAACCTATTTTCTGTAAAAAAATTAATTTTATTGAAGAAAACCTTAGAAAAGAATTTTTCAATACAGATTTTATCGACATAAAAAATGGGTTAACTTCTTTAAATCAAAAACTTTTGCATGAAGAAAAATATAAACAAATTTTAGAATCTATTCAAAATGAAATAAACTATTATGTTTATAATATTCTAAATGTTTCAAAAGATATAACTTTCAATATTAGTGCTTCTTGGTTAATGAAGCATACGGACTCTAAGCATTTCTCTCAACCACATGTTCATGTCGGTGCAATTTTATCGGGCTGTCTATATATTAAAACGGATAAAAAATGTGGAAATATTAAATTTCTTGATTATCAGCAACAGTGCATTTCAAGAGCTTTACCTTATCCATTTTCTTTTAATTATGAAAAATATAATATTTATAATTCTTCTGAATGGGAAATTGAAGTTGAAGATGATTTATTATTAATTTTTCCTTCAGATTTATATCATTATACAGAACGAAATTTTAGTGCCGAGCCAAGATATTGTATTTGTTTTGATGTGGTTGCAGACGGAATTTTTAATCAAAAAATTATAAATCCATCATTACAAAATACAAGAAAAATGAAAATAAAAATTGATACATAAACTTTCAAATATGAACACAAAAAATCAAATACATTTATGTCAAATATATATCTATATTTGCTAATACGATTGTGTCAAATAAATGACCAGCTTTTTTAATCCAATAAATAATTCTAAGATTAATATAATAGATTATTTAAATTCAAACATTTGGGTTCGCTTAAGCAATACTAAGCACGGAGTAGGAGTTATTGCTTTAAAAGATATACCAAAAAACACAAAAATAACAGATTATGACGATGATAAAATTGAAAATTTATCAATAAAAATTTTTCTTGTAAACTATGAAGAGCTTGCAAAAGATATGATTAAACTACATCCAAACATTCAAAACCTAATAAAAGATAGATATATATTTGATGAATCAGGCGAAGGACATATTCTATCTCCAAACTCACAACAAATATATAGACTATATGTAAATCACAGCGATAATCCCAATGTAGATAATAATTTAGTATCTATTAAAGATATAAATGAAGGAGAAGAAATAACATTCTCTTATAAAAATATTATTTTAAATAATGCTCACATTATATCAAAAAAATATTATAATTATGTAGTTTAAATAGTTATAAATTTATAAATCAAAATTTTCTAAATACGAACACGAAAAAGCCAAATATATGAATCAAAAAAGTCCAAATATGAATCAATCTCGGCCAAATAAAGAGGCTGGAAAAGGTGACTCGCCAAGAAATTGTTTCTCTAATAGTTTTAAAGAAAACTATGATAGCATAGAATGGAAAAATGAAAATCATAAGTCATTGATTAAAAAAGAATTAAAAAACCATAATGGTTCATCTACATATATTTACAGATGACCGACCCAAAAAGAGTTCTAGAGAATCGAGCGAGTTCTTCTTATATAGCAGAATACTCTGCCCCAAAAATTGAACTTGCAGATCTCGGTAAGCTACAACAAGTTAGACATTTAAATCTAAATAAAAAAATAGAAGCCCGATTAAAAGAAATTAAGACAGAATACGATGCGTTAGTTTCTTTGCACGAATGGAATAGTTTTGTTGATAGTTTTGAGTGCAGAATTGAATGTATTATTGGTCAAGATTATTATTTGTATGAAACAGAAGAAGGTAAGAAATTCTTATCTATTATTGAGCCAGAAAGTTTTACCATTAAATATAAGTTCCACGGCACAACAAGGTTAAATAGCTTTGGATTCTTTGAAAGAGTATAATTGACAAATTTGACAACTTATATTATATTTGAATGATGCGAAAAGGAGTTTGTTGTATTGTATTAAGTCTAGCTGAACAAGATAATCCTATCAAGTTCAATACTATGACTTATGCTCGTTTCTC